ATATAAGAAAATAATAAATATAAGAAAATAATAAATATAAGAAAATAATAAATATAAGAACTATAAGAAATATGAATACAGATGACACATTATTACCAAAATCAACTATTTATAATATGAACAATGATAACACAAAAACAACTAGTGAAACATATAATGGACTAGTGTTTTTTAGAAAATATGGCGCACCTTATAACTCTATACATTATGCCTATTCAAACCATGTTGAAAAAACAATTGTTAAAATATTAATGGAAAATCCTCATCCAAACATAGTTAGTTATTATAAACTGGATGATGATTATATTGATATGGAACAAGTAAGTAGTTATAAATCAGACCCTTTATATACACCAATGACTTATCAAGAAATAATTGAAACTCAACAAGTAATGATAAAAGTAAAAGATTTCTTACAAGACTTAGGAATTATGTATATAGATTGGAAGTTTGATAATATGGGTAAATCTGTGGATGGAACATATAAATTATTTGATTTTGATGCGTCTGGATTAATTGATTTAAAAACGCAACAATGGATACTAGAACCGCAACATTATTGGAGTTATAATGAAGCAATCAAAAATGGTTGTATAACGCCTAAAGAAATTGATGATTGGTCTTTTAATTGTAATATGCTTGAAAGCACTTAATAAAACATTACCATAAATAAATATGACTTAATATTTTAGCATTATAATAACCTTTCGATTTTCGTTTTTCTAATGCTATTGCTGTTCCTCTTTTTTTTGTTCCTGAATGCCGATTAAAATAATTTTGCATACGTTGTCTATTATTATGATTTTTATAAGCATATAATTTTAGGGGTGTTCGGTCTTTATATTGTTGATAGTCTGATGCTCCAAAATGTATTTTACGTATTTTTTTTGTTGCTTTATTTTTAATATATGCTGTGTATTTTTTACCCGTAATTTGACTTCTCTCAAATTTAATGATTTTTTCGTGCATTTTTCTTATAAAATATATATATTTTATATTTAGTATAATATAATTTTATAGACTAATATAATTTATAGTATACTAGTACTATGAATATTCCTATCAAATATTTACCCAAACACATAACTAAAAAAGATAAAAAAATAATAGCAAACGAATTAAAAAAATCACGCAAAGCTTATAAAAAAAATAACTATTATACACGAAAAAGTATTGATTCTTATAAATCAAAACCTTCACAGCATATATTAAATGTAAAAAAAATATATAATCTTAATAAATTAGTGATTAATACTAATCTCTCAAAAAAAACAGGGTGTTCTATAAATTCATTGCGCAAAATTGTAAGTAAAGGACAAGGTGCTTATTATTCTTCTGGTTCTAGACCGAACCAATCAAGTCATAGTTGGGGACTGGCGCGTTTAGCCAGTTCAATTAGTGGCGGAAAGGCATCCGCAATAGATTATAAAATATTAGAAAATGGATGCATCAAATCATCAAAAGCACTAAAGTTGGCTAAAAAAGCAAAATTAAAATACAAATATGGAACACATAGAGTAAGAAAAACAAAATTATAACTTGGCAAAATATAATTTATTTAGAATACACTAGTCCCGCAAATCCATTTTGGAACAATAATATATTATATTTTTCTTCTATTACATGTAAATTATAAGTATATTTGTAAATACTAGTAGGGTCTTTTGATACTCCAATAATGGCACCTGTTTCTTCATCACAAATGACTGTAAAATTTGAACTTATAGGATCAATAGGAGGATTACTATAATTATTATACTCAAATTCAATTGTTTTAAATAAATTAGTATTGAACGCCCCGTTTGGTTGTAATTTAAATGGGTCCGTGGTCAATGAAAAATTATAACAATATAATCCAATTTTACTACATGCGCCATTAGATTTATTATATTTTTCTAGATTACTAAAAATATTGCTATCAAAATCTTGCTCTCTATATTTACCATCACAAATTATAGCAAAATTTTTCATTATTTCGCATTGATTAGTTTGTGAATATATATCTGGACTATGTCCGGTTATATAAATATTTTTCGAAACATCACCACTATAACTAAAATGTGGTTTATAATATTCATAAAGGCTATTAACTTTGAGTTTTTCTAAATCATTTGGAATTTTGTCTTCATATAACCAATTTGTATAGTTAGACCATTCATTGCGTGAAGCAACATCGCTTCTTTGAAAATACCACATCCAACTAGTTATTAACCCTTTGGAATCTATTTTTATTTTACTAGACTTTATTGCTTTTTCAAAATTATATTCATTAATTTCTCGTATTAAATAAGTCTGAGTGTTTTTAGCAAAAAGTTTTCGTTCTGTTTCTTCTAAAAAACATTGCGTACATATTAAATGTATGTTACTATTAATAAGTGTGTTATAATTTCTATAACTATCATCACCAACTAGTAAATCTCTAATAGGTGGTGGATGTATAAATCTTTTAAATTGGTAAACTAACTCATTTTGATTAGGTTGAATTTGTGGAAAATTATTATAAGGTATACGATTTATTGAGTTATCATATAGCACATCTTTAATTGTATATAATTCATTAATAGGTCTCAGCGTAAAATCAATAACCAACTCGCTATATTGAAGGCATATTAGTGGAAATGCCATTAAAGATGACATAGAAAACCAACTATTTATTGGTATATATAAGTTATATTCACGAATTGATGGTTCAATGCCGCTAATATCAGTATTAACATCAACATTAAAAGCATTTGGATAATTATTATTTCTATTATTAAAATTTGCTGGGTCATTTAGTTCGCTAATATTTCCAGTCATTTTATCAAATAGTGCTTTTTTATTTGCAACATAATCTCGTTCTACTATATTTTGTAAATAATGACCACTAAATTTTTGTATTGTTGTACCGTCAATTGTTATATTCACTTCTTTAATTATTTGGCAACCAATATTTTTAATCCATTTAAACTCATATGGTCTATAATCATTAGCAAACTTTAAAACCGGACTCCATATTTTAGGTAATTTTACTACTAAATAAATATCCATTAGTAAATCTCCATAACGCTTCATTTTAAAACTGTATTTGGAAATTTTAGTAATATCTAATTCAGTTTGTCCTATTTGATCAATCCTAAATTTTTGTAACCCAAAATTGGTATATTTAGAATATGTCGACTTAAAAAAACTTTTAGTTGGATTACCTGTCAAAATAATATTTTGACTTCCTAGTGCTATTAGATTTAATAATCCGCCTGCCATTATATTAATTAATATAACATTATAATTTTTATTTATGTCATAATATATTTTAATTTTTTATACATTTTTATTCTTATGTATTTTTATTCTTACATAAAATATTTTATATAAGAATAAAAAATATATAGTAATTATAATATAGTAATTATAAATATGGCAGACCCACTAACTGCGGCACCCGCCACAATCAGGGAAAAAATTTCTAACGGTTTTAGCAAAGCAGGGACAGTTATTTTTGACGTATCAAATATTATAAAACTAACAATACTACTTATAACAATTGGAACAATAGTTATAATTGTTTGGATTTTCAATCAAGCAGACTTATTAAGTAAAGCATGTGACAAATTGAACAAAGACCGGACTATGACAAACGTGTCTTATTTTAGTGGTCGAACTAATATTAGTAGCGATGCTATAGAGAACTTTAACAATCCAACATATAGTAAATTAATTAATTACCATGTTAAAAGCGCATACAATTGTTGCTGTGGCGATGGGTATAAAAATAATTTTGTTGCCTTATGTGCTTTAGAATATTGTATTGCTAATGGCTGTAGGTTTTTAGATTTTGAAATTTATTCATATAATAATGACCCCATCATTGCATCATCAACAGTGCCTGATAATTTTATTAAAGAAACATATAATGCTTTGCTATTAAGTGATGTTTTGACTATTATAATTGAACAAGCGTTTGATGCAAATAAAACTACGTGTGCTAATGACCCGTTAATATTAAATTTTAGAGTAAAGAGCACAAATATAACCATGTTAGAAAAGATGGGTGATTTATTAGAACAATATTTAGGTAGTACTAATGGTGATTTTGGTTTATTAAGAAATTACAGACCTGCTGACTTATTACAGGTTCAAATGAAAAATTTATTTAAAAAAATTATAATTATTTGTACTTTTTATCCTAGTTCTAATATTCTTCTAAATTCCAACTTACTAAAGTTAAAAAATTTAATTAACTTGGATGGCAAAGGCGAACATTGTAATACTCATAGATACACTGAAAAAATTAATCAAACCGATAATAGTGAATTTATTGCTAGTGCAAAAACAAAATATATAATAATATTGCCAGACTTAGATAATTCAATCAGTAATTTTGCTAGTGGTAAATTTTTTACAAGTGGATGCCAAGCAATATGTATGAAGCATCAAACCAAAGAAGCAGCGACTGATTTAGAGGGGACTCTAACATTTTATAATAATCAGTTTAATGCAGCGAATAATAAAAACTATTCTTGGAGATTAAAACCTACTGGCATAAGACAACTTTGGACTCCAGTCCCAACTACAAATAATACAGACCCAACTACAACTACAACTACAACTACAACTACAACTAGTGTTCTTGGTACTCCAACTGCTACTCTTACAGCAAGTAATTATACTGTTGCCAGTGGAAGTTCAACTACTATAACTCCAGAATTTACTAATGCAGCAAGAGTAACCATTAATACAAGTACAATGCTAAGCGGTGTTAATATTATAAATAGCAATAGGACCGCTATTACAGTGCGTCCAACTATTACTACGCAATATAGGTTAGATGTGACTAATAGCACAGGAGAAATAGCAAGTTCAAGTGTTACTATTACTGTTCCGGATGGGTATATAGAGACATAGTTGTTTAAAATATAAATCTTTCAAAATTTATATAGCATAATACAGATAAATATGAAACTATTGCTAAAATAATTACTGTTAGCCATAAAGGTACTATTGTTTTATTTTTATAACCTATACCAAATTCCCGAGGTTTGCCATTTTTATCAAATATTATATTTGGTTTGGATAACATTATTATAGCAAATAATAGTAAAAATACTATTATTGATACTAAATTAATATTTGTTACAACAAATTGTCTTAACATATTTAATATTATATTATATTTATAATATTAAATATTACACTTATTATTATTATTTTCTAGAGTTTCTAGATTTTCTGTGTTTTCTTTGTTTAGTGGTCCGTCGTTTGGTTTTTTTTCTTCCTTGAGCAAGCAATGGGGCTGGAATATAAAATGCATTATTGCGGCGTACCAGCGGTTGAAGGTTCGTTCCGGGAATTTTATTCAATGGTTTGTACATTTTGTCAGTTACTAATTCAATTTGTCCTACTATTATAGTACGTTCTTCTTGATTTTCTGGTGGGAAGTTAATAGCTAACATATTTTTTAATACCTCTAATTCTTGATATAAGTTTGATACTTTTAAGAAATCATCTATTGTTCTATCGGGTGGAAATATTTCTAATATATTATTTTTTTTATTAATCATCGAAATTAATGTTGGATTGGGTCTTTTTAAAATTGATGATAATTGAATCAACATAGTATAAAAGTTTACAAGATCAGCTATATAATGTTTTCTTTTAATCATTGTTTTTGCGTCTGTTTGTATTTTTGATGCCGCATATGTTCTAAATATCTTGCTTGATATGTCCCGATGTTTCCCATCAAACATATTAGCCAATACAACTTTTGTGTCTAAAAAACTCTTCTTTGTTCCTATGTTTCTTTTCTTTTTTAAAGTTTCGGACATTTTATATTAATAGTATATTATTTATAATATTATGAAATTTTCTACTTCTTTTTCTTAAATGTTAAATTTATCTATTTTTGTTTTTTATATATTCTCAAAGTTTATTTTAAAAATTGAGAATATATATTATTTATTCTATGAATACTATGAATACTATGAATACTATGAATACTATGAATAAAAAACTCATTAGAAAAAATGTGGAATTTAATGCTTGCGAATATGTAGATGCTATTTTGTTGGCATTTAAAGCCTCATTTTTATCAAACTATGAACACGCTATGACTTATGAAATAATATGTGCTATATCTGAAAAATGGATACAAGAAAGAAATATAATTAGCCAACTAAAATTTAATAACTTTAGTGATTTACAACACTATGTTGCCGATTTATTAACAAAACCAGACATATTAAAGCAACGCATTAAAACATTTAATGAACTAATTAGTACAAGTACTATAAAATTTGAAAATATAGTAGCTATTTATATTTCAGGAAAGAAAAATACGCACGAAAAAATAAAGAATTTAAATAAAAATATAGATAACAAACATGCCAAAAGCGATTTATATATTGAATACAAATGTGGAGATTTTGTAGGATGGTCTTGTAAGCAATGTGTTAATGCTACAAAATCTAATTATAGTGTTCATAAAATTTTAGGACCACAAATTTCTAATAAATTAAATATGATAAAAAAAGAATTATTAACAAGTAATGGATTCCCTAAATTTTCAAAACAAGACCGTGACTCTGTAAATGAATTATTTTATCCAAACAAAGAAAATTTGTATTGGGCACAATTGCGCCTTGAGTTAGCCAATGCCAATCAATTAATTATATCAGTTTTACTTGATTGTTTATATGGAGCAAAAACGCATTATAATATATATGAATTTGATGGAACAAGCATTACAAATAATAGTAATCACGCAATAAACATTAATAAAGTTATATTTGAAGAATATGCTCCTTATTATATGACACATAATGGAGAATTTAGAAATGCTGCGAAATTATTTTATAGACTATGTGTTGATGAAAAAAAATATCGTGTTGAAATAAGATGGAAGGGTAATATTCATAATGCTTCACCTCAATTTATGATTCATAATGCGTAATGCATAATGCGTAAAATATAGTAATTAAATCATAGCGTAATGTTTCAGTGTTGAACTAACAACATTAAATACATTTTCTACATTTACACTATTTCCCAATTGCTTATAACTTTTTTTATCATCATTTGCTAATTTGAAATCTTCAGGAAATGATTGAAGTCGAGCACATTCACGAGGTGTTATATAGCGCTTCTCTTTTCCATAAATAGGAATCTGTGATATTGCTACCAATGTTGGAAAATATTTACATTTTTTTACCCTTATTCCAGACTGACGAATTTGAATAAAATGATTAAATATGCTCTCATTTTTTGATACAGGACCAGTTTGCCATTCTAATTTGCCAAAAATTTCACGTTGTTTTAATAGCGCTTTATGTTTTGTGTACCATGGTTCTAAAATAGTATAATATTTTTGAACTAATGGGCGATTTTTTTTAATATAGTCGCGCTTCCATGCTGGAAACGAATTTAATTGCTCTTCACTATAATTAACAAACGCATCATTAATCATTAATGTAGGAGTGAGTTTTTCTCCCACGTCCATTTGTTTAATAATTTCATCCCACGCTTCTAATGTCTCTAAAACACTTGAATTAATATAATATTTTGATGACACATTTTCACTATTTATAAACTTAGTAAAATCAATAGTTTTTGGATCAATAGTCGGGTTTAAAACAATATTTGGAGTGCTATTCAACGGTGGTTGTAATGTCTTAAGAACACATACAAAATAAACGCGCTCTCTTTGTTGAGGGATTCCATAATTATGTGGCGATAATTGGAAAAGTGTTAAATTATAACCAGTTGAATCTATTTTTTCTTTAATATAGTCAATTACTTCACCAGTACTTACTTTTAAAATATGCTTTACATTTTCTAAAAACATAAATTTTGGTTTTTTGACTTTGGCAATTCTAATTATTTCATCAAATAATAAACCTCTTGAGTCTTCAAAACATTTTTTCTTACCGCCATTACTGAACGCTTGGCAAGGAAATCCAGCAGTTAATATATCAAAATCTGGGAGTTCGCTTGGATTAATTTTTTTAACGTCTTCAACGGGTTTTATTCCATAATTATCCAAATATACTTCACGGCAATCTTTATCAATATCACACGCTAAAATACATTTTGCGCCCAACTTTTTTAATGCTTGATGAAAACCACCAATTCCGCAAAATAAATCAATAAATGTTAGTGGTTCTTTTAAAATTGGTTCCATTAGTATTTTATAAATTATTATTAAATTATTATTAAATTATTTATCAATTTTAATAATAATTTTATTAATTATATTTTTTAGAATTTTTATTTCTTTGAATTTCTAGATTTTCTTGATTTTCTAGATTTTCTTGATTTTCTAGATTTTCTTTTTTTCGTTTTTTTCTTTCTAGATTTTTTCTTTCTACCTTGTGCGCTAGTTGTATCATGTTGTGCTTTTCTATAATTTCTATATTTTCTATGTTTATAAATTGTAGAACGTGTTGAACTCGCAGCAGTCGTATCAGTCGTAGCACTCGTAGCAGTCGTAGCAGTCGCAGCAGTCGTAGCAGTCGTAGCAGTCGTAGCAGTCGTAGCAGTCGTAGCAGTCGTAGCAGTCTTAGCAATGTTAGCAATCTCCAAATGATTATCTATAGCGTCACATATATTTTTATTCATGTTTTCTAACAATCTTTTAACAGAAGTATTAGAAATTCTAATAAAATGAACCCTATTATCATAAAAAATATCATATAATTGAGGTATTGATAGTAATAATGAATGGAGGGAAGGATCAGGATAATAATAAAGGGGAGGATCAGAATACTCAATTGAATTCACTTCATATTCAAACGATATACTTTCTTGTTCTAATAGTATCCATAAAATGTCTTTGATAAACTTAATGTAATTACGACCAAAGGCCGTATTCTTACGACGAAAATATTTACAAGCGTTATATATTAATAATCTTAATAATTTAAAATGTTTTTTATGATTTTCTTCATTAGTATCGTTAGTTCCTATGAAAGATAGTTGACTTGCCGCAAAACCGAGTGTTGTTTCTTCAAAGCACCAGTAATTTGTATATGGTGCTTTAGGATGAATGTTATGATCAGTCAAATATTTTAAGTAATGTTTCTTATATAACTCATTCAAAAAGTTAGAAGGTGAGAAGTCAGTCATTGTTTATTATTATAGTATATAATAATAATAAAATACTTTTTGTTATTATAGTATATTATAATAATAAAATACTTTTTTGTTCTAGTAAGTTATGTTTTAAATTAACTTGTTAATCATAGTCTTCAATTGGACCATTCGCATAATCCCCATCTTCCTCATTAGCATAATCATAATCATCATCATCGGGTATATTATTCATACTATATTCTTCGGCATCTATTGCTTCATCGTTTAATGTTTGTTCATCCATTGCTAAATCATATAACTCTTTATTCATTGCCGTAACATTATTATTTTGCTGTAATTTTTTCTCTTTTATTGCTTGTTTTTCCATTGCTTCCCGCTCTTCATCATAGTTTTCTTTAACATATTGTGTAATACCCTTTTGCATTCCTTTATTCCATTTTTCTAACTTATTATTTTTCAAAATATTTTCTATTTCGCGTTCTTCATCAGAGAGATTTTTAAGAAAATCGGTAATTAAATCTTTTTCCTTTTCTTTTGCCATATTAATTTTGTCTTTTATTTTTTTATAACCATTATTAATTAAATTGTAATGATTGTTCATTATATTTGAATATTCAAGTATATATGCTACACTATTTTTCAGAAATTCGTCTTTGTCATAATCATTTATTTGTAAATCTTGTAGTTGTAACAAAAACTCAGGCGAATCACCAATAGTCAACAATTCATTATACAAATTATAAAATAATGTGTTATAAAATAACATTACTATTTTTTCATCAAAAACACTATTAATTTTTGCGGTTTTAGACGAAGAATATTTGCTCATTAGAAATTTATTATATAAAAATAATGGCATTAACTCTATCAATATTTTACATCTATTTGAAATTAATTTGAATGCCAGCAACAATTCTGGTCGAGCACTGAAATTATTAATAGCATTATAATATTTTTGCATTATGTTATATATGTCTTTGTTATGAATATCAGATAATTTCCAATGTTTTGGAATTGCTCCATAATTTACGTTTTTATTTAAAATAATAGATGGAAAAATATATAAAAAATTCATAATATAAGTTTGATAAAATTTAATATTTTCCACATCAATAGTTAGTTCTAAATTTTGAGAGAATTTGGCAAAATCACTTTTACTAATATTGGATTGCTTACTTATTATTTGTAATATATTTTGCTTTAATAATAATACCGATTTTCCCAAATAATTTTTGAAATCGCGAAGTTCCAAATTTTCACTACTTACAATAGAAAAGTTGTCTAATAAATCTTCCAATTTACTTATAAATTCATCATCTAATTTATAATAACTATTTTGCTCATACGCTTCTATTAATATACGCATTAGTTCAATATTATTTATAATGGGATAATCTACTGCTATATGTATTATATTTTTCTTACTTATAATATGTATTAATTCTACAAAAGAAGAAAAGTTATAAATTTTTCCATCACTTTTGAGAGACTCTATTATTTCTTTTAATTGTTTATTATTATCAAACTCTAGTGGTTTATCCAAGCACAATCCTTTTAATTCTTCATCAATTGGTAATAAATTGGCAAAATTACAAAAATATATAAATGCTTTATAAACTAATTCTTCACTAAAATTTATTGTTTGTGAAGGCACTTTCTGTTTAGTATTTTCTTGATTATATAACTGCGGCGCGTAAGTAAGTAAATCAATACTATTTAATATATTATTATAAAACTTAACACTTTTATTAGTTGTTTCTATTGAATTATCCTGACTTATAAAATACTCAATAGTATTTTTTCCTGAATTACAGCATGCGTTTTCTAAGAATGGATTATCATTTGAATTTTTTAATAATGGAGTATTTTTTTTAACAACATTTTGGATTTTTTCTATAATATAATAACTAGAAAATATTGCCTTTGACTCTATAAGTTCTTTAATATTATTTTTTTCTCCACGAGAGAATGTAGTATATAATGTGGTTTTAAACCCATCGTCTAGCGCACTTATATTATCAGATGAAATCGCAATATCATATAATGGAGGATTAAATGTGTGCCAATTATTTATAGATAAATATTCTGGTATTGCGTCATCAATGGCTTCTTCTGATAATAAGTAGCCGCGCTTTTTATTTAAATGAACTACTAAGTCCTTGTTTGTTATAATATATCTCTCAATAAATGCCTCCATTTTTTTTATAATAGTAGATTCAGACATTTTTAATATACTATTCCAAGGTTGAATTGAACTTTTAATTTTATTTGCTATACAAGCAATATACGCAAGAGTAGTTTTGTCTTCTTCTCCATCTAGTGGATAACCTTTAAATGATTTAATACAACCGGGAAATGTCTTTTTTGAAGTTAAAGATGGAATATTTATTTGAATTGCGTAGGCTATAAAAGTAAGTGTTAATAATAACAAAGACGAATTATATGTTTCTTCATAACTCGGCATTGCCTTTACTTTGCCTTCTTTTTTTATAGATTTTAAAATAATTTCCTCATATTGTTTTTTTGTTGGAATATTTGAATTTTGAATAGTTAGCACATTATTTATAATTAGTTCATGATTATGTACTATGTTAATACCTATCATTAAACTCATTGCTTTTATTATATTTAATATTATTTGAGTATTTGGATTCAATGAATTAGTTTTAGTTAATTCTGAAACTTGAACTCCGGGACCAATATTATAATCACTCTCTAGCACAGCATGTGTTTGTAACTTATAACCTTTTTCATCATATCCATCGTCACTATTAAATTCAATTGATTTAATAATATAACCACTATATTTATCAACCCAATAATTATTGTCATCACTTAGTGTTCCTTGTGAAGCACATATATAATCTAATTCTTTAACAAAATCTTTTTTGTTAATAAAAGCATTTGCCAATTTTAATAAAAATAATGGCATTAACGGTTGTCCTGTTTTAATACAATATAACATATATGGAATCTCGTCTTTAATTGCTTCACGTGTGAAATTTATACAGAATTTTTTTATTGTAGAATATTTAAATGCTATGTCCTTCATTTTCAATATTTCATCTCTCAACTTTATATATGGAGACATTACTCTATTTTCTTGACTAACATTAGGGTCCTCCAAACTTAATAAATAAGTATTTGTAGTTTCTCTCCTTGTTTTATTTATATTTGTGATTGCTTGAATTCGTGTTTTAGAATTTTCATAATTGGTATTTATTTTACCTTTAATATCTTCTATACTTAAATCGTATTTATTTTCAAAATTTTTCAATATTTCATCTACTTCTTTATTTACATTTGCCTTTTGTGCGTCGGCAAGCGAAACACATTTATCATCTTTTGATATACACTCTTTATTTGAATCGCAAAAAATTTGATTTGACTCAATGTAAAAATTATCTTCAAATTTAGGATCTATTACCCATACATCGTTTGTTCGTAAATAAACATAGTTCTTAGCACTTGCTTTGTCAAGTAAAATGGCATAATCACCATCGCTAATCTCTCGTTTTTCATCTACTATTGCCTTTGCTTCGCGAAAGGCTTGTGGTTTAGTTAAATTCATAACACTCATTAATTTATTTGCTAAAAAATCTATGAATTGTTTTGTATCCATATTTGCTTTCTCTGTTTTGTATTCATTTAATATGCTATAAAAAGTATTATCATATATTGAATCAAAATATATTAGTTTATTATTGTCATTTTCAAGAGACTGTAATGTATTATATTTTTTAGATAATACGTATTTCTCGCACGTAGTTTGCATGCTATCCAATTCGCCTTTTAATATGTCTTTTGACGAAACTGGTAGGTCTTTAGTTTCAGTGTCCTCTTCGTCTTTAGTTTTTTCTTTTGTTTTTTCTTTTTCTTTTGTATATGCTTTTATAAAATTTTCAAGTAAATTACCAACTATTAAATCCATTATATTTTTATTAATACTTTGCATGAAAAATTCAGCACTGTCAATCTTAACAATATAACTGTATAATTCCTCATTGTTGTTAAATTGTTCTTCGTTAATTTTATAAAAATTAAACAATTCATCTTTTAATTCTTTTGTTAAGAGACTAAATGAATAAATTATATTTGCTTGACGGTCACTAGATTTGGTAGTGTCTTTAATAGTTCTTATAAGATTTGAAAAATTGGATTCTTCATATTTGTAATTTTTCTTATACAAATCAATATTTGATTTAATTATTTTTTTTATATTTTTATAATCTACATTGTGTAAATTATACAAATCTATATTCAATCCTTGTAAATCATATATAAATTCTAACAAATCATATTTGCGATTTTCTAATGAATTAGGTTGATATGTGCTGATGTATTCTTTAATAAACGAACTGTTTGTAGGTATGAACGATTCTAGTAAATAATTCATTTTTTCTAAATAAGGAAGTTCTAGAGACTCGTCTATATTAAAATTATTAATAGTTTGTAATAAAGTATTATTATGAATATTTGCATGACTATTTATAAAATTTGTTTTGTTTGAATCTTCCAAAACATATTTATTGTACAGCGTGTTTTTATTTAATAATTCATGGTAATTAATAAAATTAAGATTCAAATTTGCCCTATCACATATATTTGTATAAGGACTATTAATTTTAGAAAAATTAAATAAAGGCAATGGTAATGTGAGAAATCCTACAATATTTACAAAATCATTTGAAACTAATTTACTAATTTTATTTAATTTTTTATTATTTACATAGTAAGTTTCTAACATATTTAATCCGTCGCTGTATACATCAATCATAAACCGACTTTTTGACAAGTCGCCTTTAACTATGCTATAATTATAAAAATCATCCACAATAGAGTTTACCATTTCTATTTGCGTATTTACATTAATATTTTCTTCATTGTAATTAGAATAATTATCTAATAATTTAACCAAAGACTTTATGTGTTCTTTATAATTATTTATTTTTTCTTTTGAACTGTTATTTGCCCAATTCAATGCTAGCGTATTTAGTGTTTCTATAAATTCACCTAGGTGTTGATAATTATATGCGTCGTCATCTGGTAAATGTTCCGCACTGTCTGTTTCGTTTATTATTAAATTACGAACATTTGATAGCACCGGCAATATGTAATACAGTTTTTTATTTAAATTAAATAATTGTTCTTTTAAATGTTTATAATGTTGCCCTCGGTCCTGTATTAGTGCGGGATTATTATTTGCATCAAAATTAGAATATATGCTTCGCAATTGTTTATAGTAATTTATTTCACTATGAATTTGATTAGACACTTCTTCTGTGCGTTGCTCTGGTAAATAAGCATTTATTAACTTGTCTAAATAATCATTGGTTTGCTTATCTAAACTATAACGCTGTTCTCCTTCTGATACATTTACTTCATGTTCTAAATCATCTAGTTCTACTCCTAACTCAATACTATCTATTACTATAGTTTCTAGGTCTGCTTTAGCATCATATATTTTTAAATCATAGTCTAACTCTTGTGTATCATCTTGATTTAAAAACAGTTCTTCTGTTTCATCAAGTGTTGAACTTGATTTTAATTTATCTTCTTGTGAAACTAACAACTTTGTTTCATCCAATTTTTCACGAACTATTATTTTTTCAATATTTAGATGTTCAGGAATACCTGAATAGGCAAAATCAATATATAATAAATCTTTATCTGGTAATGTTGTAATTTCTATCATATCATTTTCTATGTTACTAATAATACCATTTACTACTTTTGGTATTGGTTCTCCAAAGTAAATAGAAATATATTTTTTCATTTCTAAATTATTTTGAACAATAAAACTTGGACTTTTATGCCTACTTAATAATAATATATTTGCTATTGATTCTTCTTCTAGTTTTCCTGATAGGGAAATATTTAATGTAATTACTTTTTCGGCATTTATTAATACTATTTTTTCTTCGTTAATAAATTTGATAAAATATATTTTATCATGTAATGAACTATTACTAGGGGCATCTAATTGAATAATATCTCCCAATTGAAGTTTAATATTACTTGTTAGAGGTTGTGATTCTTCTTCCTCTTGTGATTCTTCTTCCTCTTGTGATTCTTCTTCCAATTTACTCATAGTAATCTTATATTTAGTATAGAAATTAATATAATTTTAATATTATTTTCGGTTATATAATATTAAAAATCACTATATACTAAATATAATATTTAAAAGGTTTAAAGATTTATTATGATGTAATACTATTATCCTAGATTGATTTCTATGGTAACTATTACAAATTCAATTAATCTTAATGTTACAAATGTATTAAACAACGAATTCAATTATTTTAATATTAAAAAATATACTTTCAACAACAATGAATATAAAATTATTAGATATGTCAAAGAGAAACTCACAAATTTATTAATTCTTGGAATACATGATAAATATTCAGAAGTTTCTAAATATCGTTCTGTCATTATTAGAAATAATAAGGTTGTGTGTTTTGCTCCTGAAAAATCATTAGATTATTCTCTTTTTGTAAATAACTATAGTGCCGAAAATAGTTGGTTGGAAGATTTTGTTGATGGAACAATGATTAATGTGTTTTATGATACTATTAAAGAAACTTGGGAAATTGCTACGCGTTCTAGTGTTGGGGCAAATATTGTTTTTTTTAATGATGTAAAAAACTACAAATATTTTGATAATAACAATTATTTCAAAGAGTATTACAATCTTACATTTCGCTCTATGTTTTTTGAAGCCTGTAATACTTGTAATTTAGATCTTAATTGTTTAGACAAAAAATACGTTTATAGTTTTGTACTACAACATCCATTTAATCGTATTGTTACACCTATTATTACGCCGGTTATTTTTCTTGTTAAAGTTTATGAGATTATTCATCCTATTAATAATGTATTAAGCATTGATAATTTAAACCATGTTGTTATTAATGAAATTGATATTCAATCATTAGTAAATGCTCCGCCGTATATATTTATTAATAGCAATATAAAATTCATTAATAAGTATCCTGTTACAAATTTTCAAGAAATTAAAGATTATTATTCATCTGGAAATGCCGGATACAATTGTGTTGGATGCTTTTTATATAGTAAAGATGGAACTCGTAGTAAAATTAGAAATGCGAGTTATGAAGAAGTACGAAAACTTAGGGGCAATCAACCAAAACTTCAATTTAATTATTTAACCTTGAAGCAGCAAAATAAAGTGGGAGAGTTTTTACAATATTATCCCGAACATACTGTCATCTTTAATAAATTTAAACTGGCCATGTATCATTACACTAATAATTTGTTTATGAATTATATTAGTTGTTTTGTTCGTAAAGAAAAACCATTAAAAGAATATGACTTTGAATACAAAACGCATATGTATAAATTACACGAAAAATATAAGACCGAACTTAAACCAAACCAAAAAGCAATTGACAAAAAGTTTGTAATTGATTATGTAAATGGACTACATCCTGCCCAGCAAATGTTTCTAATTAATTATAAGAGTCCTCAAGTTAAAGGTTGTTGTGCAATTAGTTATGATACTAGTGTTGTGTGTGCCAATAGTTGTCCTACAAGTGTTATTAGTGAAACTTCTAAAGAAGAACAAGCAGAAAAAGAAAAAATGGATTGTTCTATTTGAGCATTTAATTTAAACTTGATATAATAAATAATTATTTATTATAAATATTTTAAAAACAAAATATTTATTATATACATTATGGGAAATATATGTGATAAATTTTCTTTTTACAAAGAATGTATTAACGAACAAAAAAAAGATAAAAAAAATAATACAAATCACGTTCCGTTTTTAGATATTTCTAATATTTATTATGATGAGCATGCTGAACCCCCATCTTATAGTCAGTTACGTAATGCTAAAAATAATGAATATTTTACACATTATGAGTAATAATTTAATCACTTCGATTTATATGTCGGAAAACTCGCCAATGTCTGAGTCATAATGACATTCAATAGCACTATGAATAGTAGTCGGTGACTCTCTCTCTTGTGCCTTTGCTTCTGCCCAAACCAATGCTGCTTCCCACGCCTCTTCATCTGAAATAGGTTTGGGGTTAAAAGAGACGTTCATGTGCGCTTCATAGACCTCCTTCCAACGTTCGCATGGGTATTTACTCGCCTCTTCACATGCCACTTGATATGAACGGTGTTTGATAATATTTCTAGCATCAAGTGGTTCCAATTGTGGAACTGGTCTTGTTGGTGGAAAGCAAGACTTAGCAATGCGCTTTACCAATCCAGCGTAGCAATTCATCATTATTTGATTAGTGACTCTTGTTTAGTGCTCTCAGACTTTTCATAACTATTTAAAAAAAAATATCAATTTTTTTAGACTATACAAACTATTATATATAAGCAGTTCTCTATTTTGAACTAAAATATTCTTTAATAGAATTAATTAGCAAAATAGAACTATTAATACATTCTTCGTAATTTAGCAAAATATCATCTTTTGTAATCTGATTTTTATAAGATAATTTAATAATACTAAAATTATCATGCGGATGCTTCTTTAAGAAACTAACATAATTTAAATTTTTCGAACTAATAAAATATTTATCATAAAAATTAAACTCAATAATTTTACCAATTGTGTAATCTTCATTTTCTAATTTAATAGTATATGAATTTTCCATAGTATCTTCAATTTCTTGGATAAAATCCATATTTTCTTTAAGTAGTTTTAATGAATTAAATAATTTTTTAATTAGTAAATTTGTCGCAATTTCAACTAATTTAAAATTATCATAAATACCAATGGTTTCAATAATAAAATCAAAACTATCTTCTTCGTAATGGCGTTTGGCATCTAAAATCATCCAATCTTTTTTAATAACTTCAATTTCTTCTTTTTTGTATTTTAATTTTAATTCGCTTTCTTTTGACTCCCAAGCATCTTTAATTTTTACTTGGTCCAAAGTATTTCCATAACTACAAGTACTTACTACATTAAACATTCCATCATTTTTCGCATTGCTAATAGTAAACTTGGCTTCTAAATGTAATTGCTCTTTCTCCATGTTTGAATCAATTTTTGGTCTTAAGCGAAGTAAATCAATATAATCTCCAGTCATTAAATCAGGAGGAAATATTTTTTGTACTTCTCCACGTGTTAAATAGTTACCGGTTTTAATATTTTTAATTTGAAAATCCTCACTTGTAATATAAATAATAACATTTGAATCATTTGCTTTATTAACTTCTAATATATATTCGTCATATGGAAAATCTTGTAAAGCATCAATATGAATAGGAATACAACTTAAACGTTGTTTAATTAATTCATTGTTTAAGCGCGATTTATTAATCAAAATTTTTACATTATTTTTTTCATATGGATAACTTTCAATAGCAATAACTGGAATTTCTGATAAAATTACTCTACGCAGTCCATTAGCATAACTAACATTTATATTACTTAAAGTAAAAGTTAAAGTTCCATTTTGTTCTTGAACATTAGAAATTTTTGCTTTAGATGACATTTAGTATTATATAAATATAAAACATGTTATATTTTTCAATTTTTAATTTAATTGTTTTTAATAATTTAATTGTTTTTTAATAATTTAATTAGTTTAATTATATATTAAAAATTATTATTAAAAATTAATAATATAACTTTTTAGATGAGTTGTATATTATATTATAGTAATTTTTGCGAAAATTGTAAAAAGTTGTTAATAATATTATCTAAATCGGGAATTAAAAATAATATTCATTACGTTTGTATAGACAAAAGAATACAAAAAAATAACTCTACTTATGTAATACTAGAAAATAATCAAGAAATATTATTACCAAATACTATTAATGCTGTTCCGGCATTAATGTTAATTAATGATAACTACAAAGTTCTATATGGTGATAGTATTACCAATTATTTAAAACCTATTGAACAGGTTATTGTTCAAAAAGCAACCAATTATAACGGAGAACCATCAGCATTTAGATTTGATGGAATGTCAGCCGGGGTAGTATCTGACAATTTTAGTTTTTTAGACCAAAACAGTGATGATTTATCGGCAAAAGGAAGCGGTGGTTTAAGACAATTATATAGTTATGCAACAATTGATTATGCTGACAAAATAGAAACACCACCAGATGATTATGTTCCAGATAAAGTAGGAGATGTAAATATTAAAAATTTAGAACAGCAAAGAAATAGTATGACTGGTTAAATTAGTTTTAATAATTTTATAATTCATAATTTATAATTTATAATTTATAATTTATAATTTATAATTCATAATTTATAATTTATAATAATGTTATAATTTAAAGTGATAATATTATTTTTACTATTAATGAATAGTGTTAATAGTAAAGAACTATTGTTAGATAATAATAAAGCCATTACATTAATAAATTTTTATAAAATATTTAAAGATTTAATTATGGATTTACATAATAGTTTTAAGGATAAAATAGGACATGCCATTCAAAACAACAAAGATTATCAAAATATTATAAATTATTGCCTACCCAACTATAAAGATGCTATGAATGCTGATGAATATATTAATTCATTAGAATTAAGTTCTTTAAGTATTGAGTTTATGGAATCTATTAATAATATATACGAATATTGTAAGCGAACATTTGCTGTAAGAAGTATTGATATTTTATATCAAAACGAGGACATATTTTTGAATAAATCCAACGTCAAAGTTAATACCGAAAATCCACAAACTATTAATACAATGTTTTTACCAGATATTGAGTTTGCTGATTTATATTATGATGATACTAGCGATAAAACGAAACAAACACTGTGGAAATATTTACAACTAATATTATTTAATATTATAACTACAATTGACGATATTTCATTTTTTGGAGATTCACTTGAATTACTTAAAATTATTGATGGTGATACATTTTCATCTAAAATACAAAATACAATAGAAGAACTCTCAAAGATTTTTTCATTTAAAGAAACAGATGAAGCAAATAATGACGCGAGTAATGACGCGAGTAATGACGCGAGTAATGATGAAAATATGCGCAATTTCGCCACAATGTTTGATATATCCAGTAGTCCATTTAACATGTTTGCAGATATGTTAAATGACTTATCTGGAAATGTAAATGATGATACTAAGAACAATGATAATAAGAATAATGATAATAAAAATAATAAAAATAATACCGATTATGCTATTCCAGATAAAGACGAACTCTTTTCACATATTAACAAATTAATAAATGGTAAAATAGGGTCATTAGCCAAAGAAATTGCCGAAGAAACAACTAAAGATATGGATATAGATACAGAAAATGTATCAGATGTAAATGATGTGCTAAAAGGATTTATGAAAAATCCTACAAAATTATTGGGTCTTATTAGTAAAATAAGCAATAAAATAAATAGCAAAATGAAAGATGGTTCGTTGAAAGAAAGCGAACTATTAGAAGAAGCAACAAATATTTTTAAAAATATGAAATCAATGCCTGGAATGGATAATTTTAATGATATTTTTAAATCTATGAATTTAGACCAATTTATGCCAAAAGGTGGCAAAATTAATCCAAGTGCTTTTCAAAATATGATGGAACAAAATGTCAAAATGTCTAAAATGAAAGAACGAATGAGAAAAAAAGCCGAAACTAAGAGTGAAACAACTAAAACAAATATGAGTTATAGAGAAAATTATGATTCAAATACATCCGCAAATCCTTCTGGTTCTGATAATATTAAACTAGATGATTTAACTGCCAATCTCTCATCTTTAATGGAAGAAATGAAAAATAATACAAGTTTCATTGATGATATTATTAAGAAGCAAGGACAACAAGGACAACAAGGACAACGAGATGCCAATATTAATGCTATGTCTAGCGATGACAATTTTAAACGTAAATCGAATAATAAACGCAAAGCTAATAAAAAAAATAAGTAACCTAACTATTCATTTTAATTCATCATCATTATTTAGAAGAAATATAAAATTGTTTAAAAAAAATTAGTCTATTCTAAAAGCAAAACTGTTCAATTTTTATTGTTTTACTAATTATTTTTATACAAAATAATTAGTAAAAATATATTATAAAGTTATTATAATATAATAAATTATGACTAGTAATGAACCTTATATAGGAAAAAATGTTGGTCAAATTTCTGATTCTAATGATTCTAATGATTCTAATATTATTACCAATAATATTAAATTAAATACTACAAATAGTCAAAATAGTCAAAATAGTCAAAATAGTCAAAATAGTCAAAATAGTGATGATGAAAATGAAATTCAAGATGTGACCAATACACTTTGGTTAAATAATCCTGCTATTTTATTTGATAAAAATGTTATTACAGAACTATGGCCTATTGAAAATATGACACGAGAACAAAAGATAAACGCTATAACTAGATTAGTTATATTATTAACACTAATAGGGTTTTTATTTCTAAATGATATAAAAATATTAATCACTGGAATAATTGCTATAGTAGTCTTAATATTTATATATTATATTTTGAATAAAAATGCTAATTCGAATAAATTAAAAGAAACATTTAGCAATGAAGAAATGTATGAAAAAGTTAAACATAATTTTTCAAATCCAACTTCTGTAAATCCAATTATGAATGTATTATTGCCCGAAATACAAGATAATCCAAATAGACTTGAGGCGGCACCCTCATATAATAATGCTGTTAAAAATAATATTAATGAAGAAACAAAAAATTTTATAATAAGTAATTTTGATAATAATGAAAATATAAAAAAAAATTTATTTAATGATCAAGGAGACAATTTTGAATTTGAACAGTCAATGAGACAATTTTACACAACAGCAAATAGTCGAGTTCCAAATAATCAAAAAGACTTTGCCAGATTTTGCTACGGAAACATGGCTTCTTGTAAAGATGGTGATGTAGAAATGTGTTTAAAAAACGCACAAATATAAAAATATAAAAATATAAAAATTTAAAAATCTAAAAATCTAAGAATCTAAAAATCTAAAAATCTAAAAATCTAAAAATCTAAAAATCTAAAAATCTAAAAATATAAAAATATAAAAATATAAAAATATAAAAATCTAAGAATCTAAAAATATAGAAATACAAATATTTCAATAATTTAATATAATTAATATAGCAAAAAATAATATATTAAATTATTATAAATGACTTCAACTATTGCTTATCCATATTTTTTCGATTCAATGTCTAGAATAGGCAATGATTCTCCAGCAATTGATCAGCGCAATATTCAAAATGTAAATAATGCTAATTATAATTTAGAAAATTATTATCCAAGTTGTCCTATGTCTAAAGCACAAGATTTTGCTTTGACGCAACCATATGTTTTTTATAAAGGTTCCCATGAAGGAGGTATAAAAGGTTGCGAAATTGAAGCAAATAATGAGTTAAAATACACACATATTTCACGTCCAGCATGTAAATTAACATTAGTAACCAGACCCTTTTTAACAGTTCCTTATTTGGGAAAAGGTTTAGGAGATTGCGATATGGAATTTCAATTAAAAACAGGTCAATTTGAGTTAAATAAAAAAACTGTTAATAATACTATGGAACAATCTTTCTCAGATTATAAAAATTATCCATTAATTGATTCAGTCAAAGAATCTGTTACAAATAGTGCTTATAGTATTGAGGATGATGCTATGAAAGGGTGGCAACGAGGAGGTATGAGTGCTAGAGAATTTGCTCGCAATCAAGACACTAAGCAATAAGTGCTGCTTATTTGAATTTATTATATTTATATTATAATACATATTACAATATAAATATAGTATAATATTATATATATTATGTTGTCTAATACTATTAGCACATATTATAGTGACATAAATAATATAAATTACAATAGTTCATTTTTAACTACATATAAATTACATAGTGACGATGATGATAGAAATTTATGCTATCAACTACAATTATTACAAGCACTTAATATTGCTAGTTATGACATTACAATACTGACAACGCATATTGAAAAAATTGGTTATTTTTTACAAAACAATAGGGAACTAACGGGTATTTTAATATTATTACAAGAAAAATATAAAGACACAAACATAGCTTTTATTATTGATAAATATAATAGTACTGCGCTATTTCAACTTCTTTTTAGTTATGAATATTTTGACATATTTCATAAATGTTTATGCAAATACATAAGTTTTAGAAAGAATGATAGAAAGAATGATAGAAAGAATGATAGAAAGAATGATAGAAAGAATGAAGTCGAAACAGAAACATCAATAAATTATTTTGATGAACTAAAAAATGTAATTTAATTATAATTATTTGTCATTATTTATTAAAAACTATAATCACAAATAATCATTCTTTAATATAGCTACTTGAGCACAGTTTTTTTATTATTTTTTCTTCATTTTGTTCTTTGTTATTGGCTATTGCCACTAACGCATGTGTATAATAATTTTGTTTGTTTTCATTATTTTGAAAATCTGGATTTTCTTGTGTCCATTTACTTAGGGCATAAAATTGCTTTGTTGATACGTTTTTAATAACTCTTTTAATTTTTTCTTTATTTGTATCTTTTTCCCAATTGTCATCATCTTTTATATATAATGATTCACGCTTAATATCAGTACAATGAATAGGTCGTTGGTACAATCCTAATTTATTCATATTTTCTATTATTACATTACTTAATCCATTTACTAAACCATGGTGCTTTGTATAATCCAATTGTTGTAAGCTAACCTCTATTGATTTAATAAAATCACTCATATTTATAGCATCTTTACATTTTTCATTTAAAAAAACTTGAATATTAAATTTTTGATTTGTTGTTGTTATATTATTTCCAACTTTTGGAATTAATTCTTTTATTGTATTTGTCAATTCTTTTATTTGATTTTGCTGCTGTTTTACCACTTCTAATATTAATTCTTTGGATAACATTAATTGATAATTCAAATTTTCGCCATTTTCACCATTTTCGCCATTTTCGTGATCCATACATTTTTTTTTATGTCTATATAATCCGGAACTATATTTATACGTCTTATAACAATTTATACACTCATAACTCGTCTGGGGTTTTTTGGGGTTTTTTTGTATCATATTTGTATCATTTTCTCTGTTTTTATGTTTAAGGGTTGATAAATGCCTGACATAATCTTTTTTATTAGACGATACGAAACGACAATTTATACAAGTAAAATTTTGGGGTTTTTGGGGTAAAATTTGTGTATCCATTATATACCATTATAGGATATATAAAAAAACCCCTAAATATTTTTCGTTTTAAATTTATAAAAAAAAAATATTAAGGTAATGATTTTTTATAACAAAAAAAAACAATTCATCCCTTAATGGTCTAAATGTGTTTTTTCGAACGTTATTTTAAAAATTTTATAAAAGGTTAAAAATATATAAAATGGGACATTTATAAATGTCCATTTTTCAAAAAAATTCTGAAATTTATTTTCCCGAAATTTACACATTTTAATGATGCTCACACTTAAATTTATATTATATATTTTTATGAAACCATATATGTATTACTCAGGATTCAGCATTTTTCTTAAAAACTGCCAATATGTTATAGTTTTTCATGGCTATTTTTATTATTTTGAATTATAAAAATTTAAAATAATAATTTAGATTATATAATAATATGACTTCAACACGAAATAAAAATACTCAATTGAATTACAATTTAGAAAAGTCTAACATTGAAAAATTGTTCCGTGAAAATTTATATTTACATTCTTCATCTGGAAGACCAACTAGCGAATGTATTCCATCATTAGGTTATATGCCAAGTCATATATCTAGAGAAGCACTATCTACAAATTCTATAGATATTGAATCACAACTTAGAGGTATTGGTTCAACCAATTTAGAAACTCCTTGCGAAGTTATTGTTCCAAGTATTACAAATTTAGAGTTCAAAGATTTCTTTGAACGACAACAAACTATTATAATGCCTTATCCTATGGTATATGAAAATAATCAACGTCCTACATTAATATAATTTATATTTAGTTAATAACTAAATAGTAATATTATAAATATTTGCCCTTACCTTTTTCAAACAACACAAAAGGAGTATATTTTCTTATTTTAATACAGTTGGGGTCAAGTGTTTGACCAATAGTGGCTACATTATTTGTAACTACGGCATTATTTATACATTCTTGTGAAAATCTATTTCGAACATTTGATTTTACTATATTGGCAAAGTCTTGCTTCTTTAGTGAATTTGATGAATTTATTCTATTATTTTTAACCGATTCGTGTTTTATTGCATTTTGCTTTCTAGCAATTGTATCGCAATTTGAAGTAATACAATTATCAGTGATTTGATATTGGTTAATGAACCCTCTACCATTTATAAAATTAGGATCATATGGTTTAATAGATAATAATTTAGGAACATCATTAAGTCCTATTAAACCTTGTATCATTTTTTTTGAAATATTACTACCATTTTTTGTTGGAATAAAAACAGCATTTGTAGTTGATGTGCTTGCTGCGCTTCGATATTGTTCAATAGCATTAGTTAATGTATCAATATCTGTATCGAATTTTATTTCAATATTATTATTGGGATATCTAAACCTTTCATCTGGGTCATTAATAGGATCATGATAAATATAAATACATTCTACATCAGTATAATTACCCGCACCAAATGTTTGAACCAAATTATTTATAGTTAAACTATAAAAATTTAATAAACTAGTACTATACTCATAATAATCTAAAAAATAGTTGTTTCTTAAGGTGAGAAATTCACGTGTTAATAATATATCTAAATTATTAGATATAAAAAAATAACTATCATAATTAAATCTTAAATCATACCCACTATCTGAATTTCTAGGTATTCGAGTTGTTAATAAGGTGGTTTGATTTACAAGTTTTACTGAAGTTGGAACTTTTATTATATTTTTAAATTTAAAATTTATTGATCTGTCTACAAGTAGAGTGCTTAGCAAATACAAGTTATGGGTATTATTTAATGTTGCCAAAGTATTAAAACTATTTTTAAAATAATTATTTGTTAAAGCATCAAAAAAACTATTAAAATTTAAATTAAAAACTTTACCCACCTGTGATTGTACATTATTGTATAATATATTGTTATATTTTATTGTATTGTTAATATTATGACTTATATTAGTATTATTACTATTATAATTTAATGATATATCTAATAAATAATAATTATTTAGACTTGGTATGAGAGATGTAAATTTTGAATTAGTATTTATATTTGTTGTATTTATATTTTTTTTAATTTTAATAATTAATTTTTGACTACTATTATAAGAAAAATGAACATGATTATATATATGGTGCTGTGTAATTCCTGTTAATTGATTACCTAATCCCAGAAATATAATATTGGAAGCATCTATTAAAGTTCCAGATATATTATTAATATATAATTGCTTATAGTATAAATTGCTATTAATATCTAATACTTTTAAATTATTTAGATATATATTTTTTAAACCAAAAATAATTTGGCTAGTGTTTTTACTATTTTGTAATAGACTAATATTGTTAGTTTTAATGAGAAAAGTTTTTATAATATTATTAGGTAAATTTATATAGGAAATAGGAACAAATCTATTTCTATTAAAACTAAAATCATTGTTTATACTAATATTATAGTAATTAACATGTTTGTAATCTAATGTAAGTTTATTATAAGACCATAAATTGCGATATACAGAATAGTTAGTTCCTAATACTAATGTATTTATACTAGTATCATTAGTATTTATAAAATTACGACCACCGCTATTGTCAATTAATAATTTACTAAAATTAGAAGATTTAAAGTTTATAACACTAGAACTATCTATTGTACTATTTATAAAAGTAAAATCGTTAAAACTATTGGTAATAGTATAACCTATAGTGTTATAGCATATATCTTTTGATATACCATTTGATAATGAAACTAAATTATTGCTTATTTCTATAAAATATTTATATAAATATTCTCTGACATTAATTTTGTAAATATCTGAATTACTAAAATAATAATTAAAATGATATATATAACGTTTAATATTAGTATTATTTGAATTATCTATATTATTGGATATGTTATTTTCAAAAATTGTATTTTTTAAATTATTAAATAAATGATTTAATGAATTATCACTGGTTTGTAAATTTTTCACAAATAATATTTTGCCAGTGTTAACGTAAGATGAATCAAATATAAATTTCATATTATTTTTCATATTATTTTTGGTAATTAAACAAGCATTAGAACTAGATACATCATTTATTTTTCCACATAAAATTATTCTATTTTTATAATTATTATAATTAGTATTTACATTTTGTAAAATATTTAACCAACTAATGTCATGACTAACATTATTATTCAAACTAATAATTTTTGTTTTTATATATAAATTGGTTCCAATATTTTTTTCGCTTATATTATTGTTTGCTAAAATAATATAATCACTTCTAGCACTTGAAATATCCATAGTTATTATATATTTATAACTATGGATATTTAAAAATTATAACTTATAATTTTTATTATAACTTATAATACAAGTAATAATTTTTATAATAATTTTTATTATAATTCTTATTATAACTTATAATACAAGTTATAATAAAAATTATTAATTTAGGCTACCACATCTGTATCATTAGAATACCACTGAGCAGATAAATACTGAGGTTTAGATTTTTCAATATTGCTATTTTCCTTGATTTTAAGACTTGGTCCATTAGTTGTTATTGAATCAATTTCTAAAGTTCCAATAGCATAGTTATAGTATTTTAAGTTGGACAAATTACCAGAAAATCCACCGTTATAATTTACGTACAAATTATCATAATTTTGCTTAACAATATTGGATAATTTATGACGTTTCATTAAAGTTCCATTTATATATATATCACAAATATTTTGTGATGTTACTCTAATAATTACACCCACCCATTTTTTTATAGGTATTGCGTCTACGTATATATCATCATAATATGCCTTTTTAGTAGTTTGATTATTATGAAATACATTTAATCTTACTAGCATTCCTAAAATGGGATGACTAATTAATAAATCATCACTTAAATTTTTCTTTCCTGTATATAAATACACACCCGGACTATTATTTGGACCTAATAAACCAGTACCGCCTTCACCTACAGAATTTGGACCTGAACCTTTATTAAAAATATGTTTAAATTCAATTGTTTCATTATAATTTATATTATTAACATATATCCAAAATGAGTATGTAAATTCCACACCTCCATATTGATTTACACTTCTTAAAATTGGAATGGACGTTTTTTGCCCCGCATTTTGAGTAATAGTTAGTGGTTCTGTGGCATCTTTCATGCCATTTATTAAATATGGTGTTTCTGATGGAGTGACAAATGAATATATCATTTTACTTCCAACATAAAACAATATTGAAAAAATAATAATTACTCCTAATAAAAAAGTTGCTTTAGCAATCAGCGTGTTTGATGATAAAAATTCACTAAAATTTCCCATTTTTTTTTGTGTTTCGTATGGTATTAATGTCTTAAAATATTTATTTATATTTCCCAATATTCCTTCGTTGGCATTCATATTATATTATTTATATAATAATAATATAATTTATATAATTAATAATAATATAATTTATATTATATTCAAATTTGAAAACTTGCTTTTTCAGTCTTATATTCCAGGAAACTTACCTTTAAGCTATATTTATTGTATAAAGTATTAATCAAAGATGCGTTTATTCCTTCTTTATAAATATTATAGGCTTCTTGTGGGTTAATAGAATTACCTATATAACGAATACGAGTTACAAAACCTTCAAATCCAATATTACTGGCAGTAGTATTTATATTTCCTAAATATATATTTTTAGTCAGTGTTACCGTATCATAATAATTTTTATATAATCCGTGCATAATAAATGAATTTCTTAATTTACCATCTAAATATACATCTAATGTTCGTGTGTCAACACTTATTGTTAAATTATTCCATTTTTGAACAGGTATATTAGGTATTTTGTATCTGGTATATATTGTTTTCCCCTCATCCGCTACTTTATCGGGGAAACATTCTATATCTATAAATAAATTATTTTCAAATTTGTCTAATGCTATGTTAATATTTTTAGGAAGAATTACAACATTTGCTGTAGGTGAAGGTATTTTTACCATTGTGCTAAGACCAGAAAGATTCTCTGGTAAACCAGGTGCTGTTAACGAATTAGGACTATTGGCAACATATAAAATATTTTTTTCTCTTGAAATATATTGTCCCCAATTATCTATATAAAACCAAACACTCAACATAAAATTAGAGGAAGTTATTTCTGGTATATCTTTAGCAAGTATTACGTTTTCATTAGAACTTGTTATATTTGCTAGAGAAGTACCTGTAGGTATAGTTTTTGCTGCTTCACACATTTTGTCATAAATTATATTTGTTTTGAAAAATATATTGTTCATTCCCCAAAATAATATAAAAACAAGAATTACTATAATAATTATATTTATACTACTCATTATAAAATATTAATATATAAAAATATTTTATAATGTTTTTAATATTATATTTTTTCTAAATAGAAATTTTGTTTTTTGTTAAATTATATAAAAATTGTATAGAATCAGGAGTTTTTATTTTATCAAAGTAATATATATCTTTAATACTTCCATATATACCATTGTCTTCTCCTATAGTTACATTATCTCCAACAAAATATGGTGTAACATTACTTTTTGAACCTACTAGTTTTCCATCTATAAAAACGTCTATAATATTATTTTCATAATTAATAACAAAATATAACCATTTTTGATGTTTTACATTTGACATTTCATATATGGTATCTAATTGGTCTGATTTATTACTTATTGTTCTAGATTTTATAATAATTTTTCTAGAGTTTCCATTATAATATATAACTGGTTTAAATCCATAATTAAACAATTCTGTGTCTTTTGTGTAAGCAATAGATGTATTTGTTGGTTGTGGATTTATATAAATATAAAAACTTAAACTGTAAGTATAATTATATGGAAATGTTTTATGGAGTTTTGAAGGATTAAAATAATTTACTCCTATATTATATAGACCAACTAAATCGTTTTTAAATAATTTGAAATTATATCCATCTATATTATAGTTAACATTATTTTTAGTATTATTATATTCATTTTTTACTGTATCTACGTTTGAACTATTTTCACTAGATATATTAGTTGAGGGACTTGTATTAAAATATGAAAATAAAGTTGTCATTTTTCTGGCTAATTGATTATTTTCAATATTAAGATTAGTATCATCATTAGAACTATTGAACTTTGGAATAGCAATGTTATCACTAATATTTTTATCTAAATTTTGATATTTTCCTAAAGTTTTCTTTTTATTTAAATAAAAAGGACCTTCTCCGGCTAAAACATCATTCTTGTTATTTTTTGCGAAAAATGTAAATAATAAAGGTAATGAAATAAGTAATGTTATTAAAATTACTAATACAATAAATAATAAATATATAGAAGATGGTGTTAATTTTATATCTTCATGTATTTCATCGACCAATATAACTAACAAACAAGGAATAAAGAATATTATATTTTTCAAAACACATATTATGTATTGAAAATTAATAGTACCTGTATTAATACAATTATCAGTATTGCTTGGTTGAATTGAAAATACTTTTGCAATTACAGCAAAAAGAACAATAATTATTAATATTCCAATTATACTTAAAACAAAATTAAAACCTGAATTATTAGTTATTTTCAAATTATCCAGTATAAAATTAATTATAAATACTGGAACTAATATTATTAAACATATTAAACTAAGATGCTTAAACATGTTAAAAAAGACATAGTCTATTTTTAAACTAGCATTACTAGTGCTATCCTTATTAATACTAAAATAAAATAAAATAGTATATATACCAAATGTTAATAACAATAACCACCAAAATATAGAATATTGTGTATCTTTTATTTTAAAAATATTTAAAATATCATTTAAATAAAAAAATAATCCAATTAGCAATAATACTACTGCTACAGTTATATGAAAATAAAATTTATTTATTATATTTTGTAAAAAACCTCTTTGTGTTTGTGGTGGAGGCATAAATAATATATTACATTATTAGTATATTATTTATTATAAGTATATTTATTAGTATATTTATTAGTATATTTATTATAAATTTTCAAAGGCAGTTTTTTTACCATGACAATCTCTACATAGTGCTTCTAAATTATCAATATTATTTGAACCTCCATATTCTAATTTTTTAACATGATCTACTTCAAACCACGCCGGTAATTGTTTATTACAATGTTTGCAATGCCAATTTTGGGAAGCAGCAACGTATTTTTTTTTAGTTTCACTAACACTCCTTTTTGTCGATATATTTCCGGAAGATAATATTTTTTGTTGTTGTTTTGATAAATAATTTTGATTGTTATTTATTGACGTTAATAAATTTTGGGATTGTTGGTTATTAACAGAACTAGAAAAATTATAATTATTGTTTAATTCATTTGTTATAGATTTAGACGTTAAATCAATAATAGGAGTTATAAAACTGGCTGTATTTCTATCAATTGGTAAATATTTTATATAACTATTGGCGTGCGTTACAAGTTCTTTGTAGTTGCCTGGATTTTTCTTTATAAATAAATAAACACACAAACCAATGAAAGCAAATAGCGCCATTTTGTAATATTTTTCATATTGTTTGAGTTTATTAATTAATTTTCCTTCAAAATATGTGTTTGCCAATACAAAAACAGTTATTAAAAAAATAATTATTTCTAGTTTCATAGTATTAATATTTAATATATAAATATATTATTAGTAGAACAATAACAATTATTAAGGAACCAAAAATATATTTTTCTTTATTTTTGCGCTCATCATTCTTTTTAATTTCTTTTAATTTGTAATTTTCATAATATTTATTTAAAGCATCATAATATGTAAGTTCAGGTTTGCCTAAATAAACATTTATTTTATTGTGTATAAAATGGACCCATTTTGAAAACGATTCTCTTGAATCTAGATATGGTGTTACTGGGTAAGCATCTAAAAACTTACTAAAAACGCCCCCTATATCAGAAATTGGTAAAAACAAAGGCAGATTTGTTACAAAGTCATAATATTTTTTTTTGGTACAATCATTTATATGTTCTGGATATGATAAGGCAATTGTATATAATACAAACCAATAATGCGGACCCCATATAATAGGATTAAATATATGGTTTGAGTTATGCATATTATAATTTTCTCATATTAAAATTTATAATATTAATTTTAATACGAATTTTAATATGAATTTTAATACGAATTTTAATACGAATTTTATAAGAAATTTCTCATTTTTGTTTAGTAAATAAATAACTTATATAAAAACATTATTATATGTTATAACAACATATAACATTAACTATGAATGTAAAAAAACAATATTTTTGTAATAATTGTGGTAAATTGGGACACTTATTTCATCAATGTAAAGTACCTATTACTAGTATAGGTATTATTCCTATTAGAATTGTAAAAAGTTATGATGCTTCTTTAAATAAATATAAAAATTCAGTTGAACTATTAATTATTAAACGTAAAGATACATTATCCTTTGTTGATTTTATGCGTGGAAAATATTCTATTGAAGATAAAAATTATATAAAAAATTTATTAAATAATATGACTACTAATGAAAGAAATTATATATTAAACAATGATTTTGATACAATATGGCAATATTTGTGGAATTATAATACAAATAATTCTTATAAAAATGAAGAAAAAACCTCAAAAATTAAATTTACAAATTTAAAACAAGGGTACAGTAACATTTTAGAAAGTTATAATTTAAAATCTATAATTGACTTATGTGATAAAAATTATGAAGAACCAGAATGGGGATTCCCAAAAGGGCGACGAAATTATCAAGAAAAAGATATTGTATGCGGACTAAGAGAATTTGAAGAAGAAACTGGTTATGAAAAAAATGATATTATTATTATTAATAATATAGTTCCATATGAAGAGATTTTTAGTGGTTCTAATTATAAATCATATAAGCATAAATATTTTGTAGGTATTATTGTTGATAATGGACAACCAAAAAATGATTATCAAATATATGAAATTGCTGAAATAAAATGGATACCTATAGATGATGTTAATAATTATATAAGAGAATATAATTATGAAAAAAAAAAAATAATAACTTATTTAAATAAATTATTAAAAAGTAATAAACTATATATTTAATATATAGCAATGAGCACTGTTACTAAGAATACATTAAATGATGGAACAATTGTTAATATTTCAGAGTCTTTAAGTGACGAAGAACAAGAAGAACAAGAAGAAGAAGAAGAACAAGAACAAGAGGAAAAAGAAGAACAAGAAGATGAAGATGAAGATGAAGAAGATGAAGATGAAGACAAGGAAAAAGAAGAATCATTTATTAAACCAATAAATAAAGACATTAAACAAACTAAAACAAAAAAGAAGAACAATGAAGAATTAGTATCATTATTTAGAGAAAACATAAATAAATTTGATAATAGCAAATTAGACAAAAATAAACTAGAAATATTAGAAAAAGATTTAAATACATTAACAGATTATAAATATTTTAATAATGCCGTTGAATTATTGAATGCACAAGAGTTAAATAATTCTTTTAATAGTAACTATAAATATTTATATCCACATTTGGATGATGAATTTTTAAATATTAAAATAGCAAACAAGCAAGAATTTGAAGAAAATAAATTAATAATTACAATAGAAGATGATTTTGAAAAACAAAGTAATGAAATTTGCAATAAAGATTTTGAATTAGCACCACATCAAAAATTCCTGAAAAATTTCCTTTCAATGTATACTCCATATAATGGTATATTATTATATCATGGATTAGGAACCGGTAAAACTTGCTCGGCAATTGGTGTTGCTGAAGAAACAAGAAAATATTTAAAATTTATGGGGTATAACGAACGAATAATAATAGTAGCGTCGCCAAATGTTCAAGAAAATTTTTATTTACAATTATTTGATGAACGAAAATTAGAAGAAAAAAACGGTGTTTGGACCATTAATAATTGTGCTGGTCAAAATATGCTAGATGAAATTAATATGATACAAAAAAATCTATCCCGTGATAAAGTAATAAAGATTGTCAAAAATATAATAAATAATTATTATTTATTTGTGGGATATACACAATTCGCAAATTTAATATTAAAGAAATCAAATATTTCGAATCAATCACTAAGCACGCTTGATTTGAAAAAAAAACAACTATTAATTAAAAATAAATTACAAAAATTTTTTGGTAATAGGTTAATTATAATTGATGAAATACATAATATACGTCAATCTAAAGATAATAGTAATAAATTAGTATCAAACGAGTTAATAAAATTAGTTAAAAATGTAGATAATTTGAAATTGTTGTTTATGTCAGCAACTCCTATGTTTAACGATTATAAAGAAATAATTTTTTTGATTAATATATTGAATTTGAACGATAGACGCTCAATAATAGAATTAAAAGATGTGTTTGCTAGTGATGGGAGTTTTATAGTAAATAGTAGCGGCACACAAGTTGGATTGGAACTATTTACAAGAAAAATAAACGGATATATAAGTTATATAAAAGGCGATAATCCATTAAGTTTTCCTTTTAGAATTTTACCAAATGATTTTGCTAAAACTAACAGTATTTTAAACAAAAAATATCCCGAATTTAAAATAAATGCTAATCCACTAAAAGAATCGCTAACACTATTTGATATATACGTAAATGATGCCAATATATCACCATATCAAGAATTTGTATATAATATTATTTTAAAAAATAATATATCAAAATTTGATGAAGAAAAAATAAATGCTATGGAATCTTTTGGATACACATTATTACAAAAACCATTAGAGTGTTTAAATATTGTATTTCCTAATAGTAAATTAGAAAACTATTTAAATGAGAAAATGATTTATTACAATAATAATATTGTAGAAGTAGTGCAAAATATAAATATTGAAGAAATAAATATGCTTGTTAACATAAAAACTATTGTTGGCAAATCAGCAATTAATAATATTATGACTTATCAAGAATCACAGGCACCTAAATCTAGATATGATTATAGATTCAAACCAGAATTTTTAAAAACTACAGTCACCAATATGTTTGAATATAATAATATTGGAAACTATAGTTTTAAGATTAAAGCAATAATTGATTCAATAATGGGTTCATATGGTCCAATAATAGTATATTCGCAATTTATAGATTCTGGATTAATACCAATAGCGCTTGCGTTAGAAGCAGTAGGATTTACACGTTATGGAAATAACAAATCACTATTTGCTAATTCGCCCAGTGAAGAATTAGATATAAATACTTATAAAAAAAAATCGGAACTATTACAATTTGGACAACGTTTTAGAGGTGCCAAATATGTAATTATAAGTGGAAATAGTAATATTTCTCCAGATATTGTAAGTGATTTAAAAGCCTGTACAGATTCTAATAATGTTGATGGTGAAAATGTTAAGGTAATTCTTTTATCCGCAGCAGGAAGTGAAGGATTGGATTTTAAATATATTAGGCAAATACATATATTGGAACCGTGGTATAATATAAATAGAGAAGAACAAATTATTGGACGCGCTATTAGAACGTGTAGTCATAAAGATTTGCCACTAAATAAAAGAAATGTCCAAATATTTATGCATGGAACATTATTAAGTAATTCTAATGAATCTGTTGATTTATTGATTTATAGAAAAGCCGAGGAAAAAGCTAAAATAATAGGAAATATTACAAGGGTCTTAAAAGAACATAGTATAGACTGTTATTTAAATTATGAGCAACAAAAATTTGATGAAACCTATTTAAATAAAAAAATACCTATTATTCTCTCTAATTCAAATACAATTGAGTTTGCTATTGGAGATAAATCAAATAGTCCATTATGTGATTATATGGCTAATTGTGCTTATAAATGTAAGCCGTCTTTAGAAGAATATGAAGAAAAATATGGAGAAAGCAAAATAGACATGTTTTCATATAACGAATCATTTTTGAAAACAAATAATGAAGTTATTATAAAACTTTTGAGAGATTTATATAAAGAATATTATTTTCGCACTAAAGGAGAGATTATTAATTATATATACACATTTAAAGAATATCCAATGGCACATATTGATAATGCGTTAGATGAATTAGTTAACAATGAAAATATTTTTATTAGTGACAAATATAATACGCAAGGAAAATTAATACATATTGATAATGTAGTAAATGATTTAGACGATTTATATATTTTTCAACCTTTAAATTTAAATACAGATTCGACGCTTTTTGAAAGATCTAATGGAATAATGATAAAACCGGATGCTCTAAAATTTGCTCTTCCTGAAGATTTTAATATATTTAGCGAAGAAGAAAAAATGATTGATAAAACAAAAGCAACAGAAACAAAAACAGAAACAGAAACAGAAACAAAAACAATAGAAACAAAAGAAACAAAAGCAACAGAAACAAAAACAGAAACATTGAAAACAACAATTACTCCAAAAATTGTATTAAGTAAAAATGATTTTGATGATAAATTAATAGAACAAAATATATTATATGTTAAAGCAATAATTCTTGAATTAGAACGCAATTATAATTTTATAATAACAGAATATACACCAACAAAAAGTGAATTTTTATTAAAAGACAACAAATATATTTATTATGGTAAAATGATGGACATATTAAAAGAGGATAAAGTTATAACTCTTAGTGAAATAAATACTTTAACAATAGACATATTGTTAGATGATTTAGATTTTAATAAAACTGTGTTATTAGTTATTTATTTATTAAATAATGGCTATAATGAACTAACTAATTTTGAAAAAGATTTACTAACTTATTATAATATGCGATTCTTAGAAGCAAATAATGGTAAATTAAAAGCACTATTTATACCAAACAAAAGTGAATTTCGTGAATATACTTTATATATTTTAACGCATACAAATAAAGAGACATCAAATATAACATTAAATAGTGCGCAATCAGAAGATTATAATGATTTTGATAATATTATTGTATCAAAACAAACACCTTCTTTACAAATATCAGTTCCGTTAGGATTTTTATCAAGAAATAAGAAAATCACCAAAGAATTAGTAACAGATTTTAAAGTAAAAACAGGGTCAAATAAAGGGGCGCGTTGCGAACAAGCCGGAAAACTTAATAGTGAGAAAATTTTTGTTGCTCTTGGTGTGAAAGATGTAATAATTGAAAAATTGAAAGGGAAAAAATTGGAAAAAGGCGAAAAGTTAAATCAAAAAAATTTCTGCGCAGCACAAGAATTATATTTTAGATTATATGATTTACGAAAGGTAGAAACTAAAAGGTGGTTTTTTAATCTCTCAGAAGCACAAATTAATAATTTATTGTAATAATAAAATATAATAAAATATAATAAAATATAATAAAATATAATAAAATATAATAAAATATAATAAAATATAATTTATTTTATTATATAATTGAAATAATTTTAAAGATTAAATTAATAATATATATAATCTAATGTCTAAAATACAAAACAAAAAATCATCAGTTAAGAAAATATCATTAGACAATTCACATGTTTATATTTCTTCATTGTTAACACAAAAAATAGTATTAAAATATGAGGAAGTTAATTCTGAACTATTTAACATATTAGAAACAAAATTAAAAAAACTCAATGAAGGAAAATGTATTAAAGAAGGATATGTTAAAAATAATAGTATTAAATTATTAACATATTCCAGTGGTGAATTATATGATAATAAAATATTGTTTGAATGTGTATTTGAATGTTTAATAACGAATCCAGTTGAGTCGACATTAATTTATTGTATTGCAAAATCAATAACTAAGGTAGGAGTTCGTGCGGAATTAATTGTAGATAATGAAGTTAGTCCATATATTATTTTTATAGCGCGCGATCACCATTATAATAATGAGTCTTTTTCACAAATAAAAGAAAATGATATTATGCAGGTTCGCATATTAGGGCAACGCTATGAGTTAAATGACAAATTTATTAGTATAATTGCTGAATTAATTAGTATCAATAATTATAGCACATTGAAAAATGAATTAGAAACAAAAGACTTTGAAGAAAATTTAGAAAAAATTGGTGGAAAAAAATTCAATATTAAAGTATCAAAATCCAAGGCAAAACAAATACAATTAATATCTAACGATTAGTTAATATACAAAATTTATTTAAAGATATTTTTTTATTTGTACTAATTACTAATTACTAATTACTAATTACTAATTATGGAAGTAAATAATAATGAACTTATTGAAGACATTGAAGACATTGAAGACATTGAAGACATTGAAGACATTGAAGACATTGAAGACAAAAACATAGCACATAAAAATAATCTTAGTGACTCTAATAATATAGATTCTAATGATTTGATTAAATTGTGTAAAATAATTGATTCTTTAGAAAGCAATCATCATATAGAAATTGCTAAAATATTAAAAACAAATAATGTTTATTTAAATGAAAATAGTAATGGAATTTTTGTTAATTTAAATAAAATATCTTCGACAGTTTATAAAACAATATGTAATTATATTGAGTTTATTAAAAAACAAGAAAATGATATAAATAAAGATGAAAAATTGAAAAGAACTTTACAAACAACTTATTTTAAAGATAATAAAGATATTGCTAGTACTAATACTAGTAATTAAAATGCTCTGTTTAAATAAAGAAGAATTATTAAATAATGTAGATTTAAGTGAATTAAAGCAATATATGTTATATGATATTAAAACAAGTAATAGAACTTCAAAAAATTTAACATATATTGAAAGCACAAATGCTAATGAAAGCATTAATGAAAGTGCGACCGATGAACGCAAAATTTCAAATAAGTTCAACAATAATAGAAAACAAAGCGTAGTAGTTAATTTAGGTGTTCCAAGAAGTCATGTTCAAATAAATTATACAAAAAAATTAAGTAAATATAACGAACCATTTAAAATAAATAATCATAAAAATTTTGCGGATAAATTATTTTGGGTATTTTACAAAATAATTAATAATTTGAGCGATGTAGATCTAGAACATATTAATTCATTTAAAGTAATGAAAGAGTTTAAAATAAATAGTGTAGAAAAATTACAAAATCAAAAAAATATTTTAAAAAATTTTAAAATTCAAAAAGGACTAGTTGAAGATGATCTTACAAACAATGAAAAAATAAATTTCAAAACTTTTCATGCCTTATGTGTTTTGTATTTGGTAAATGTAATAGTGGTTCGTGATAATAACACATATTGTGTATTGTGTACAAATAATGATGAGAAAGTTATTAATTTACAAAATTATAAATTGCTAAAAATATCTAACGTAAAAATGAGTCCTGGATTTAATAATTTTGATATTGAATTAGTTAATAATATAACAGAAGAAGAACTACAAAAAATATTAAACTCTTATTATGTTATTGAAGATATTAGTAAACCACTGAAAGCATTTAGTAATTATAAATTAGATGATTTAGTTAATATTGCTGAAAAGTTAAGCATTAATATATATGATGAACATACTAAAAAAAAGAAAAAGCAAGAATTATATGAAAATATAATGCAAAAATTAATTTGATTTAATTAAGACATATGTCGTTTTTTTTTTTCATCAAATTATTTTAAACAAAATTGATATTTATTAATTATTACAATGTAATAAATAATAAATAATAAATAATAATATATATTAATTATGAGTAAAAGTGATTTAACTAAAGAAATAAGCAAAGATTCTCAAAAAGAAGAATTAAGCAATAAATTTATAAAGTATATTGAAACATATTTGTCAACTTTTACACGATTTTCCGCAAATGTATATCCTGAATTTGAGATTCGTTTTGGAACAAAAAAAATAAAAAATATAAATAAAGTAGATTTTTACAATGTTATAAAGAGTTTGCTAAATTATGATTTTAAATTAGTAAATGAAAATTATCATCTGAAAATAATAAATGCTAGTAATTTGTCTAATATTAGAACACAAATAGATGGTATGCCAAATATTCAAAGTTATTGTAAATTAGATAATTTATCTGGAATCTTAGATGAAAATAATATTAAATTTGTAGAAAAAGAATATTTTAAAACTAGTGACGCGCAATTGTTTCCATTAGATTTTGATGATTATAACTTTCGCGTATGCTATCAAACAGAGCAAAATTATTCTAGAAATCATAGTGCGGTTGAAGAACTACATAATAAATGGAATTCATTAAAAAAAATATTTAGATATATTAAGCGCTACGAATACAGGCATCCCGATTTGCCCTTTTTGGTTCATTGTAGTATTGTTAAAACTTCTAAGTCATATAATGGTAAATTTATTGAGCAATTTAATATTAAAGATTCAGAGGTCTTTACTTCATTGGAAAATTTTGAAATAGAAATAGAGTTAAATAATGAACTTATTATTGCCAACAAATCATTTTCTAGTTTGGAATTTTTATATACTAATTTGCGCAAAGTTATTAAATATATTTTAATAGGATTACAAGAAACAAATTATCCCATAACGCTAAATGAGATGGAGTTTGCTATGCAACAATATTTAAAGTTGGCAAAAGGACCAGATTATACAAACATGATGAAACATAGTGTCAAAGATTTCATTGGTCCATCATCTTCAACATTACAAATGGTAAATATTTTACCAGAAGCCGAAATAAATGATACAAATAATTCTATTCCAAATATTAGAAAAAATTATACGGTAACAGATAAAGCTGATGGAACTAGAAAATTATTATATATATCACCACAAGGAAAATTATACTTTATTCCTATGACTATGAATATACAATTTACGGGATGTTATATTGAGAAAAAAGAATTATTTAATACTATTATAGACGGCGAACACATATTACATAATAAAACAGGCGAATATATAAATGTATTTGCTTGTTTTGATATATATTATTTTAATGGACAAAATGTAACAGGTTTGCCATTTATTAAATTAATTATTGAAGAAGAAGGAGAAAAAGGAGAAAAAGGAGAAAAAGGAGAAAAAGGAGAAAAAGGAGAAAAAGGAGAAAAAGAAAAAGGAGAAAAAGGAAAAGAAAAAGAAGAAGAAGATAAAATAGGAAAAAGCAAAAAAGAAGAAAATTTTAATTATCGTCTTATAATTTTAAATAGCGTAATAAAAACTATGGAGTTAAAATCGATTACAAATAGTAAAGAAATACACATTAAATTTAATGTGAAAAAATTTTATGGTGCTCATATATTCAATGGATGTGCGAGAATTTTAAATAATATTAAAGAGAGTCTATATGAATACAATACAGATGGATTAATTTTTACACCAGCAAACACAGGAGTGTGTAGTTTAAAAACAGGAGTTGCGGCTCCAAACTATAAAATTACATGGAATGAATCATTTAAATGGAAACCTCCAGAATATAATACTATTGATTTCTTAATCAAATTCAAAAAGAATGAATTAGGTGGAAATTATATGGGTACTTTAAATAATGAAGGGGAGGATTTGACATCATATAATCAAGTTAAAAATTATTATACTTTAATACTAAATGTAGGTTTTGATGAAAAAAAACATGGTTATATTAATCCATATAATGATATACTTAATAGCAATATAAAGCGTGATACTAAAGAATCATATACTAATAGTTATAGACCATGCCGATTTTATCCAACAAATCCAAGCGATCTTAATGCGGGATTATGTAATATTATGGGGAAATTGGACGAATCAAATAATCTCAAAATCTATACGTTAGAAGGTGAGGAAATAGAAGATAATATTATTGTAGAATTTGCCTATAATATTAATAATCCAGAATTTTGGAGATGGGAACCGCTACGTATTCGATATGATAAAACATCAGAATTACGTTCTGGTGTTAAAAATTTCGGTAATGCTTATCACGTTGCTAACTCCAATTGGCAATCTATTCATAATCCAATAAGTGAATCAATATTAATGACGGGAAATGGAGTTACAGTAAATAATGATGACGATGTATATTATAATAAAATTTCTAAAACATCAGAAACACAAGCATTGCGTGATTTTCATAATTTGTATGTTAAAAGTATGTTGATAAATAAAGTGTCCAAATCAGGATATTCATTAATAGATTACGCGGTTGGTAAAGGAGGTGATTTACCCAAATGGATTTCGGCAAATCTTAATTTTGTATTGGGTTTGGATTTAAGTAAAGATAATATTGAAAATAGATTAGATGGTGTATGTGCTCGCTATTTAAATTATGCTCAACGTTATACAGTTATTCCTAAAGCACTGTTTTTACATGGCAATAGTAGTAATAATATTAAGAATGGTTCGGCATTATATGATGAGAAATCAAAACAAATTATTAAAGCACTTTTTGGTGAAGGTACTAAAAATGAAGTGTTATTGGGCAAAGGTGTTTATAATAATTATGGGGTTGTAAAAAATGGATTTAATATTAGTTCTATTCAATTTGCGATACATTATATGTTTGAAAGCGAAACTGTGCTAAATGAGTTTATTAAAAATGTAAAAGAATGTACTTCATTAGAGGGTTATTTTATTGGAACATGTTATGATGGAACCAAAATATTTAATATGTTAAATTCTTTAAATAATAACGAATCAATTAGTATATTTAAAAATGAGAAAAAAATATGGGAACTAACGAAAAAATATGATGCTCAAGAATTTAAAGATGATGAGTCTTGTTTAGGATATGCTATTAATGTTTATCAAGAAACAATTAATAAAACATTCAAAGAATACTTGGTTAATTATAAATATTTAACAAGAATCATGGAAAATAATGGATTTGTATTATTAAATGAGACTGAATATAAACAATTAAATTTGCCCGGGTCAATGGGTAATTTTGAGCAATTATACAATTTTATGAATAATGAAGTAAAAAGTAATAACTATTTATTAAAAAAATTAGGAAATTCGGCACACTTAAGCACTGAAGAAAAGCAAATATCATTTTTAAACAATTATTTCGTATTTAAAAAGATTAGAAATGTTGAATATGAACCAGATGAATTAGTATCTAAAAAAGAAGACTTGAAAGAAAAAGAATTACAAGATGAGATTATGGGTGATTTTAAAAAAATAGATGAAGAATTTGAAGTTAAGGAAAAAGAAAGTTTAGATGAAAAATCTAAAAAATTGGCATCCCAATATATTAAAGAAACACAAGACTTGGAGAAGCAATTAGAAGATGAAATAGAGGAGCAATTTGATAAAACTAAATCAACTGTTAATTTGAAATTAACAATAGATGAAAAACTTAAACTGGCTGAAGAAAAAAAGAAAGCAAAAGAAGAGGAAAAATTAAAAGCAGCGCAAGAAAAGAAGGCAGCCAAAGAAGCCGAGAAATCTTTAAAAGCAGAAACTAAAAAATCTCAGAAAGCAGAAACTAAGAAATCACAAAAAACACTAACTAAGAAAGTTTAAAAGCAACAAACACTATTTAACCCAATCAATTAAATTAATATATTATACATTTATATATTTGTAAATAATTATATAAATGTATTTTTCTATAGTTACTTAATAAAGTAACTATTAAAAAATACTATGACCTATATTAATTTGCCAAATTTGAATAATTTAAATTTAGATTTTAATATTATATATAAAAATAATAAGTGCCAAGCCAATATATTATCAGATGCTAATGATATAATAATATGTTATTCATTATATAATTATTTACATTTGTTAAAGCAAACTATTGACGAATATTATGAATATTGGGATATTTTGAAAAAAATAACAAATCCATATGAATATATACATACTATTGTTCCTAATCATAAATGTTCTTTATGTAAGCATAAACCATTGTCGCGGTCTTTTTTCAAAATGATAGAAATAATAGATACATTTAGTTTTTTAAACGAATCAAATAATATACAATCATTTCATTTGGCCGAAGGTCCAGGTGGGTTTATAGAAGCTTTTAATTATAAAAGAAATAATAAGCAAGATATTTATTATGGTATGACATTAATTAGTGATAATGTTAATATTCCTTCGTGGAAAAAAGCAACACAATTATTAAGTAATAACAAAAATATTAAAATAGAATATGGGGCATCAAAAAATGGAGATTTATTTTTAAAAGAAAACCTAATTTATTGTTATAAAAAATATTTTAGAGCAATGGATTATATTACTGCGGATGGAGGATTTGATTTTTCGCATGATTTTAATAACCAAGAAGAGATTTCATTTAAATTAATATTATCACAGATTTTTTTTGCGCTAATAATGCAAAAACAAGGGGGCAATTTTATATTAAAAATATTTGATGTATTTAAAATTAAAACAATAGAAGTTATATATTTGTTGTGTAATCTATATGAAAATGTCTTTATATTTAAACCAAATACTAGTCGATGTGCTAATTCTGAGAAATATATAATTTGTAGAAATTTTAAAAATAATAATAAAAAAATTATTACAAATATTATAGATAATTTTGATTTATTAATTAATAAAGTTGAAACTATTTATAGTTTATTTAATATTCAACTTAATCAATTATTTATTACAAAGTTACAAGAAATTAATTCAATATATGGACAACAACAATTAGAAAATATTAAAAATACTATTAATCTAATAAGAGAATTTAAAATTTTAAATATTCAACATAATTTATTAAATAATAATTATAATTCGTTTTTTAAATATTTAACTGTTTTTAACAAAAATATTCATTGTACTACTAGTACAATTAGTGATACTAGTACTACTAGTACAATTAGTGATACTAGTACTATTAGTGATACTATTACTACTAATACTATTACTACTAATCTAGAAATTTTCGACGAAGACTACACTATGGAAACCAATAATATTAACAATACTAATATTAATGAAGAAACATATTTGTCGTCATATAATGAAACTGTTATCAAATATTTCAATAAATTGAATGTATTAGTAAATATTAATATACAAAAATCAATAAATTGGTGTAAGAAACATCAATTTGTTATAAATAAAGAATTTATTTCAAAATATTAATTCGTTTTCTGCGCATTTTTGAATTATTAGTATCACAACCTACACATAATGCTGTGTTTTTTTTATCATAATGCGTATTAAGATAAGTTTTTTTACAATGAACACTATCATCGCAACTATACTTTAAACTATGGGTTCGCGCACTGGAAGAAACTGGTCCTTGGCATTGAAATTTTTTATTTGATGGGTTAAAAGTGCGACATACTGTTTCTCCATTACATTGTGTTCTTAGAACTCCGTTTATAAAAGTATCCGATTCACTGGTCGTTAGAGGTAAATTTTGATTAAATGTTTTGTTCTTGTTGTATAAATATTCTCTATGTGATGAAGCATAATTATTTGATAAATTTGTAGTCGCAGTTTTAATTACTAAAGCACTTGGATTAAATGAAGTACATATTGTTTTATTTGATGAAGAATCATAGAATTTGTCACTAGTTAGAGTGTCACAATCAGGATATTTATCTAAATAAGTATATATACTCAAATTACAATTTAAATCATTAGTATTTGGAATATTATTCTTGGTAACAATAGTGCTGCCTGGTTTATCTAAACTTCCTATTAAAGATAAACTACTAAATGTTGCCGTAGTGTTTGTATTTTTATTTACATATTGTTTTCTATAATGCCTTATAGGATTGGCATGAAATTTATATTTTTTAATACTACAATCTTGGGACCATGGAATATATGTATTACTAGTACTAGGTTCTTCATTCATTATAATTTTAGGGATAATTGTAACATTATTATTTACTAATCCTTTTGAAATAATATTTGGAGTTATTTGATTAAAATAAAGTCTCATAGTACTATATACTTATAAATATAAAAAATATGAAATAAAAATATGAAATAAAAATATGAAATAAAAATATGAAATAAAAATAAACTGGTATTATTTTAATTATTATTATATATTAGATTATGTCAAATAAAACTATAATTTTTATTAATAAATTATTTCATAAGCTAACATTACAAAAATTTATAGTAGTTGTTTTATTTATAGCATTAATAATATTTTTTGTAAATATTAATTCATTATTTAAAATCACTGAAGGTAATGTTCCTTGTAAATTTACGCCTAATCAAAAACAAATGGAAGGAAACTTAAACGCTAAAGCAAAAAAATATGAAAAAGACATTCCAAACTTAGATAATTCTAAATCTGTGTTGAGTAATATAAGTGACCTAAAATCTAAAGTCCAAAGATAAAAAATATGAAATAATATAATTATTATCTAAAATTATTATATTATATTATTTTAATTATTGAACTATGGGTGATTCGCAAAAATGTGTAGTTGATGAACTTTTTGGATTTCAACATCCATATAGTTTTTGTGTAAAACCATCCGACAAAATGGTAGAAACAAGTAAATTCAATAAAGGCGGATGGACATTGGATAATACTGCGCGAGTATTTGGTGGTATGTTTAATTATGTTGATTATTTAGTGGCAGATCCTCAAATTGGAACATCAGAAGAATGTTTATATTATGGAAAAGGTGTAATAGGTAATAAATATGTTTTAAAAACTAATATACAATGCACCCCTGTAGATAGTTTGGGAAATATTATAGCAGTTTCTGGAGAAACTCCTTATTTACATAAATATATTAATAATATTACTGACGGGTCAAGTTTTTTAACTGGAGGACAAAGCAATGCTCATCTTACTGGTGTAATACCATCAGCATTTTATAGTGCTACAAAACTAGGTTATAATGTTACAGACCTAGTTACGTCTTTTACTGGAAAAGTTAAACCTTATTGTATGAAAGCAAGTGTCAAATGTCATTTAATTGACTATAGCGGTGAGGGAGTTCGAGGTCCTAGAAATTATAGTGGAAATAGTCCAGATGTATATTTAGGTCTTGATGATCTAAGAAGATTAAAACCAGACAATTTTAGTAATGGCGCAATAACAATTCCAACAACAATAAGCGGGGATAGTGTCGATAGTTTTGATAATATATATCCTAGTGTTAATGATGTAATACTAAAGCAAAATATTGATAAAGTACAGAATGTTTCTGAGTTTGATAAAATATTAAATTCTGTAAATATAGACAAAGCACTAGACTCTATAAACTTTGAAGACGAATTATTAGTTAAACTATATTATGTAGGATTTTCAATATTGTTAATTTTAATAATATTAAAATTAGTACTTAAAAGAAAGTAATAGTAGTTTTTAATATAAAAAAAATTGATTACATAAACACTTAAAATGATTAACTTCATAAAAAGATGAGTGACTTATATACACAATTGCCAATTGTTAATAAAGGAACCGGTGCCGGTGGTGCAAATACAAATTATTATGGAAAAAAATTTGAAGAGAAAACTAATAATGAGCAAAGATTATTAGAAGCCGGCTACATAAAAACCTGTATTACACATAAATCAAAAAAAACATATATTTATGTTTTAATAAAAACATATGAAACTAAAACAATCGTGTTTGTATTACAAAATGGATTAAAAATGTATATGAAAAACAAATATAATATTGATTTATTTAGATGCCCTGATGAAGCCTATATTATTGAATATAATAACGGTAGAAAAGTAATAAAAATATTAGAAAAAAAAAGAGCAAAATAAAGAGGGTTCAGTAGAAACTAAATTATGGTCTGGACCTTCGCTTAAAAGAGAATACGAATTAGTTTTGGGTTCCGAGTTTAGTGTATTTTATGGATTTTGTGTTAGTGAGTTTTTGAAAAATAAACTTGTTTCTAATAATAAAAAATATACAATATTAAATTCAATATTTAATGAAAATAATATTGCGGTTTTATTTGGAGATGATGAGAATTATTTTGAAACATTTGATGCATGGTTAAATAGTATGTAGCGTTAGTTTAGTAGTTTTTAATAATAACTTCTTTTGCCTTTGCGTCTGGGTTTTTAGAATTAATTGACCTTTTACATAAAATTGCTAATATGTTATATTTTTTATTACAAAAGTTTTCGCGCACTAAACTCACATCAGCATTACTTAACATCATTTTTTTATTATTTTCGGTTAAACTATGTATTAATTTAAATAATTTATTATGATTTTCTATGTTAAATCCGTTTTCAGTATATCCAACAAATGATGTGGTTGTTTCTGGAGCATATGGAGGGTCAAGATATACAAAATCATTAGGTTCTACACGAGTTAGTGATGTAGTAAAATCACAACATTCAAAAACTACATTTTGTATTAAATCAGTTATTTCTTCTAAATGTTCTTTATTTATAATTTCTGGATTGTTATAGTGTCCGTATGGAACATTAAATCCATTTGGACCAACACGAAATACACCTCTGAAACAAGTCTTATTTAAAAATATAAACATAGCAGAACCCAAAATACTTTTTTTTTCACTTACGCATAATTTGTTATATTCACTTCGTATCCAATAATAATAATTTTCTTTTGCGATTTTAGCGTCTGTTATATTTGTGGGTGCTCTATTTATTGCTCCATTTCCACAATCGTTAAAATCTGTAATAATAGTTTGTAGCATGTCATATAATTCATTATGATGTGATTGAATGTTTTTATAGACATAAATTAATGGTTCATTTAAATCATACGCATATAATGCGCCGTGTATTTTTATAATACCACTTTTTACATAAGATAATAAAGTTAATAAAACACTACCTCCTCCTAAAAATATTTCACGATAATTATTTATTTCAACTGGAAAATCAGGAATAAGTTTATCTATTATTTGGGTTTTTCCACCAACCCATTTTAAAATTGGTTTACTAACATGTATTTTTTTAGTTGGACTAGTTTTAACAAGTGTATTAGTATAAACTAATTCAACCAAGTTTTCTCTAGCAATATTTTTGCTCATTTCTTTTATATTATGAGTATGTGATGTAATGTGTGATTTTTGGTTAAACTCTTTTCCGCACTTTTCGCAATTATATTTAGTCATTTTTAGTTATACCATAATATAGTATTTTAAATCAATTTTTTAATATAACCCAAAAAAAATATAATATTTTTATATTAAAATGACAAAATATAAAAAATTAGTTAAAAAAAGAAGTTTGCGTTATAAAAATTGTAAGACACACAGACGCAAGGGTCGTAAAGCAGGCGCTGGTGGCACCTGGCGCCGGAGAATAGGCAATTTGCTCGGGACAGGGAGGGTTAGTTCATTGTTACATAGAGTGGGCGCTCCTTTGGCAAGAAGAACTAGAAGACGCACAGAATCACCCACAATAACTATGCATAATTTATCTACTCATGTTGACGATTTGCGCACTTTATATGGCACTTGGCGCAATGACGATGCGCTTAATACCGCCATCCGCTTGGGTGAGAGGGCGTGCTCAATACTAGATGATGAAATCCGTCACGAGCGCATAGGGGCGGAGGTTGACCTGAAAGAAGTACAAACACGGGGCAGCGTCTCATTGAATGAACCAGAAATAAGCTCACACACAGCGATATGGATTTACCTCATAAGAAAGTATATACTATTGATTAAAAGACTCGAAACTATAGCACACTCGGTATGGCGTGGATACTTTCACATAAGGTCGAAAAATAAAGATAAAAGCCTTGAAAAACATTTTATAGTCGATATACAGGAATACAAAACTCTAGTAACAAGAATAAAAGATATAGAACAACAAATTGAAGAAATACTAGACCAAATTGATGAAGATATATGCCCAGTTCTACCATATAATGAAGCGATTAAACAGTTATATGGAAATAATTATGATAAGGATTATGATGATAAGGATAATGATGATAAGGATGATGATGATAAGGATGATGATGATTAATAATAAAGGGCAATGGTGCTGGTACTGTGAATACAACTTATTATGGGAAAAGTTTAAAGAAAAAATTTATAATCAACAAAGATTATTAACAATTGATATACACATAAAATAGGTATTTTGAAAATAATTTTTATACATCATTTAAATAGTTATGGACCAAATTAGCGCTATTTGTATTTGTAATTTCTCCAGCCAATACGCTATCTTCATATAATTTACGCAATACATCATTTGGTGCCTGCGAACCTAACTTTATTAAATTTTTCTCTCGTAAAAAATTTTTGACATCTTGAATGGGTAATAGTTTTAGTTTTGAAACTTCTTGTTTTATTTTTTTTTGAGTGTCCCTATTTTTTATAAGTAATCCAATATGTTTAGCGTCTGGTTTTTTACCTAATTTATACTTATATGTTCTAGTAATTCTACGCAATTTTGGAATATAACTATCTTCTTTTGTAGTTTCTTTTGTAGTTTCTTTTATGTCTTCTTGTATGTCTTCTTTTGTATCTTCTTTTGTATCTTCTTTTGTTTCCACTGTTATCTTCTCTTGTGGTATAACTTCCATAGATAAAATTTCTTCACTTACAACTTTTTCTTTAGTGGGAGAATAATTATTGCCATAATCATATGACGCAGATATTACTTCATTATTTAACCTGTTAAATGATTTTTTATTTGAGAGATTGTCAGTATTTGTTATTTCTTGTGAACTATCTTCGAAAATTTTCAATTCAATATTGGGTTTAGTATCAATATTTGCTTTAGTATCAATATTTGCTTTAGTATCATTATTTGCTTTAGTATCATTATTTTCTTTAGTTTCAAGACTTGTATTATATTTATTATGAAATGCGGAATGATCGTAATATGTATTATTTTCCAAAGCTAGTTGTAGTCTTTTTCCGGTATGTGTGTTGTGTATATTATGCTTTTGAGTTTTATTTAAATCTCTAAATGTAGGTTTTGAACCATTTTTTAAACAACCATAATTAGGTTCTCTATTTGAATTATATATTAAACTGTCTTTAGGAATTTCAATATTTATATCTGTATTTACTAACTTCAATGTTTTCTTCTTATTTTTTTCCTTATTTTTTTTTGATAAATCATGCAAAAATGTGAGAGATTTATTAAATTCTCGTTCAAAGTCATTATTTTCAAAATCTTTTGGTTCAAATAAATTTGAGTTCGGCATAGCATGTGTTTTTTCTTTTGATTTTTCTTCGTTTATAACTTCTGTTTCTTTGTTTTTTTGATAATCTTTTACTTTTTTTAATAATTCTTTTTTTAATTTATTAGATTTTAATGATTGGGTTTTATCTTGAATTGGTTTAGTTTTTTTTTCTTTTTTTTGCTTTAAACTTTTTTTTCCACCATTAAACATAAATAAGTCTGGATTTATTTCTAATATTTTATGTGTTGCCATATTATTTGTAATTATTTATATTTAAAATATAAATAATTAACCAATTTTAGTATTTTGGTATTTTGGTATTTTGGTATTTTAGTTAAAATAAATTTTTGTTAAAATTGATTTATAAAATATTAAAGTTTTGTAGTTAATAAAAAATATGACTTCTGAAATTAACAATAAAGAAATCTCAGATTCAGAAATTCCATGGATTCTTATTGAATCCTATTTTAAACATAAGCACCTTAAACAATTGGTTAAGCATCAACTAGAATCGTATAATTATTTTGTAAATAATCAAATACAACAAACAATAGAAATGTTTAATCCATTACTTATTGCATCTGAGCATGATTTTATTAAAGAATTAAATTTATATAGATTGGAAATAGAAATTACATTTGAGAACTTTTCAATATATCGCCCACAAATTTATGAAAATAATGGTTCCACAAAAATTATGTTTCCACAAGAAGCCCGTTTGCGAAATTTTTCATATTCATCAGCAATGACAATTGATTTAAATATTAAATATATTATACGTAATGGTGAAAATTATAAAAATGTCCTAAATTATCAAAAAAAGATTAAAAATGTTCATATTGGAAAACTTCCAATTATGTTGAAATCGGATCTTTGTGTATTAAATCAATATAAACATTTAAATCATAATGAAACAGGCGAATGTTATATGGATCCAGGTGGATATTTTATTATTAATGGTTCCGAAAAAACTTGTATTAGTCAAGAGCGCGCTGCGGAAAACCAAATTTATTGTTATAATATTGAAAAAAATAATAATAAATGGTCTTGGAAAGCAGAAATGAAATGTATTCCAGATTGGAAATGTATTTCTCCTAAGCAAATTAATATATTAGTTGCTTCTAGAAATAATGGTTATGGTAATGCTCTTTATTTACAAATTCCACGCGTTAAAATACCGATTCCTCTATTTATTATGTTTAGGGCATTTAATATTATTAGTGATAAAGAAATTTGTGAATTGATTATGCTTGATATTACTAAAGAAAATATGAAAAAAATGCTAATTTCATTAAAAGCGTCCATTATTGAGGCCAATAAAGTTGTAACACAAGAAGCAGCCATTAAATATATTGTTGCTAATGTCATCTATACTCCAATGAATATGGATAAAGAAACAGGTTCAAAGAAAAAGCACGATTTTGCTATTGAAGTATTAAATAATGATATTTTCCCACATTGTAAAACAGAAAAACAGAAAATTTATATGCTCGGTTATATGACAAACATTTTACTTCAAACTTCATTTGGTTGGTTATTAGAAAGCGACAGGGACTCATATGTTAATAAACGTGTTGATTTAACAGGTCCATTGTTAAATAACTTGCTGCGTAATTATTTTAATAAACTTGTTAAGGATATGAAAAAGCAAATTATTCGTGAAATTAATACAGGTTCATGGAAATCTAATGATGATTATGAAAATATAATTACAAAAACAAATATTTATAAAATTATTAAATCAACAACTATTGAGCAAGGCATTAAACGAGCATTGGCAACAGGTGATTTCGGTATTAAGCAAATCAATAGTAATAAAGTAGGAGTCGCACAAGTATTAAATCGATTAACATATTTATCAAGTTTAAGTCATTTAAGACGTGTAAATACACCAATTGACAAGAGCGGAAAATTAGTTCCACCACGTAGATTACATAACTCTACTTGGGGATTCTTATGTCCGGCCGAAACACCAGAAGGACAATCTATTGGTATTGTAAAGAACTTGGCATATTTAGCCCATGTAACTATTAACTCTAATAGTTCTGGACTTTATGACTATATTTTGCCAATTATTGACAATATTGATACTTATAGCGGTTCATATAAAGATTTAGATGATTACGTAAAAGTATTTATTAATGGTTCGTGGGTAGGTATAACAAACGACCCTGATAAAATTTACAGGTGCTTAAAAGATAAAAAATATAAGGGCATTATAAATATTTATACTTCTATTATATTTAATAGCAAATTAAAAGAAATTAGAGTTTGTAATGATGCTGGACGCATTACACGTCCTTTATTAAAAGTTAAAAATAATAAAATTATGTATAATGCTAGTATTGTTGAAAAAGTTAGAACTGGAGAATTAAACTGGGATGATTTAGTAATTGCTATTAAATTAGAGGATTCAGTTATTGAATACGTTGATTCATACGAACAAAATAGCGCACTAATTGCTATGAAAACAAACATTTTAAATAATTCTAACACCAATACTATTTATCATTATAGTCATTGTGAAATTCATCCCAGTACAATTTTTGGAATTTTAGCATCATGTATTCCCTTTCCAGATTCTAATCAATCGCCTCGTAATACATACCAATCCGCAATGGGTAAGCAAGCAATCGGTATGTATGTAACTAATTATGATAATCGAATGGATAAAACAGCCTACGTATTAACATATCCTATGCGTCCATTAGTAGAAACACGAATTATGAATATTATTAAACTAAACAATATTCCATCCGGACAACAAGTAATTGTAGCAATTGCCAGTCATACTGGTTATAATCAAGAAGACTCGCTATTATTTAATAAAGGTGCTATTGATCGCGGACTATTTTTGGCAACAATTTATCATACAGAAAAAGATGAAGATAAGAAACTTTTTGGAACTGAAGAAATGAGGTGTAAGCCAGATAAAACAAAAACTAAAAATATTAAGTTTGCCAACTATGATAAATTAAATAATCAAGGTATTGTTCCTGAAAATAGTTTAATAGAAGATAGAGATATTATTATTGGAAAAGTTATTCCAATTAAAGAAAATAAAAATGATTTTACAAAAACAGTAAAATATAGTGACGGTTCAATTTCATATAGAACACACGAAGAAAGTTATATTGATAAAAATTATCTAGAATCAAATGGCGACGGATATAATTTTTGTAAGGTTCGTATTCGTAATTTTCGAAAACCAGTAATTGGTGATAAATTTTCAAGCAGGCATGGACAAAAAGGGACAATTGGTAATATTATTCCAGAAGAAGATATGCCATTTACGGCAAATGGATTAAAACCCGATATTATTATTAATCCACATGCTATTCCAAGTAGAATGACTATTGCGCAATTAAAAGAGACACTATTGGGCAAAGTTTTACTTGAATTGGGATTATTTGGAGATGGAACAAGTTTTGGTGATTTTGAAATTTCTACTATTATTGATAAATTAAATGAGTTAGGTTATGAATCCAAAGGAAATGAGTTAATGTATAATGCTTTAACCGGCGAACAATTAACAATGAACATATTTATTGGTCCCGCGTTTTATCAACGCCTTAAACATATGGTAAATGATAAACAACATAGTAGATCAATTGGACCAATGGTAAATTTAACAAGGCAACCGGCGGAGGGCAGGTCGCGCGATGGTGGATTACGTTTTGGTGAAATGGAAAGAGACTGTATGATTTCACATGGGGCATCGCGATTTACTAAAGGTAGAATATATGATGCTTCTGACGCATTTAGTGTATTTGTATGTAATAAATGCGGAATGATTGCGTCGTTTAACAATAAGGAACATATTCATTATTGTAATACATGTAGCAATAGAAATGACTTTAAATATGTTGAGTTGCCATATGCTTGTAAACTTATGTTCCAAGAGTTAATAACAATGAATGTTGCACCGCGGATCATGTGTGAATAAATTGTTTAACAATTACAATACTAAATACTAATTATAGTACTAACCTATAACATAATTTTTTTTGATTATTTAAGAAGATTTTATTTTATTTTATTTTATTTTATTTTTTATTTATTTTTATTTATTTTTTTTTATTTTTTATTTATTTTTATTTATTTTTTTTTTATTTTTTTTTATTTTTTATTTATTTAAAATAAATAAGTATAATATATTATGTCTTTCGATCAAACCAAATTAGGAGGAAATCACAAAGGAAAGCAACCTATGTTACATGGACATATAGAAGGAGGTAATGACAGAGCACTAAGTCGCAAACAGTTATCGCGATCATTTGGAAATATGATTAATAGTGGTTTAGGAACATCGCCATTGCTTTATTCCAAAAATATATTAGGACCTTTTAGAACAGCTATTAATGGTGGTGATGTTGTTACTAATACTATAGAACCTACAAATATAAAATATGGAAGACTTCCTAATCAAGTTGGAGGCAATAATTTATCACGACTACAAGTTGGCGGAGATGGAACTTCTAGTCAAAATGGAAACGCAATGTATTCTGGGAATCCCAAATATGTATATGATGGGTCTGACTACATTAGATTTAAAAAACTACAAGCTATAAATAAGACTTATAACGATACTAGTTATGGAGGAGCAGCAAATTCACAATCACAACATGCTATTAGTAGAGTTAGAAAATAAACTTTTTTTAATATTTTATATTTTATGATTTTATATTTTATGATTTTATATTTTTTTTAATATTATAAAAATTAAAAATTTCAAATATTTATAATATTATATTTATATTATAAATATGGAAGAGTCTCCCACTTTAGAAGTAGTTAATACAGAAAGCGAAAAAGCGGTCGAACCTGATTCGCAACCTATTGTAGAAGATGTTATTGAAGAACCTATTGTAGAACCTGTACTAGAACCTGTTGTAGAACCTGTACTAGAACCTACTGTAGAACCTATTGTAGAACCTGTTGTAGAACCTATTGTAGAACCTATTGTAGAACCTGTACTAGAATCTATTGTAGAACCTATTGTAGAACCTGTGCTAGAACCTATTGTAGAACCTGTCCTAGAACCTGTACTAGAACCTATTGTAGAACCTGTCCTAGAACCTGTGCTAGAACCTATTGTAGAACCTATTGTAGAACCTGTGCTAGAACCTGTGCTAGAACCTGTGCTAGAACCTGTGCTAGAACCTGTGCTAGAACCTGTTTCTGTAGAAGATACTACAAAAACATCAAATATGAAAATATATTTTAAAGAGTTAGATCTTATAGACTATGCCAATATTTTTAATACAACAATAAACAAGAACCCTCCAAATACAAAATCTTATTTAGAAAAAAAAACTGTTATTGATAATTTTTATAAATTTTCATTTAATACTAATGTTACTAGATTTAGAGAAGCTATTAAAATGAAAATGCAAATGAAATAAATTATTTTATTTAATATATATAAATGCCTACATCCAAAAGCATGCCTGCGAATGGTAGCAATGTGTCAGATAGAACTAGTTCATTTATCTTAGGAAGACGAGCATATAATTTTTCTTCACATAATCCTAGTAATGTGAATAAAAATATTGATTATAGTTCAGTTCTAGGAAAACCATCATCTATTGTTTATGGAAAACCGCTAAATAATATAGGCAACGATTTAAGAATACAAAGATTGCGCTTGACAACAATAGGCGTAGCATCAATGCGTATAAAAGCTAGCAACGATTACGTCCATTTAAATGGGAAAAACCAAGATATTAACTTAATAAATAATGTGTTATCACGAGTTAGAGGAGGTGGTTCTATTGTTTCAAAAAAAGGACAGAATGATTGTACATTTTGTGTGTAAAATTTTATATATATTATATATATTATATATATATAATATGTATAATATAAAGTGCCGTCAATTTTTAGTAGGATGTTTTCAAGAAAAAAAAAATCACCAAAACCTCAAAATTCAACACAAAAAAACAGAGTTAAGAGGGTTCTAAACATGATAACGGGTCAAAGAAGTCCTCATCGTATTGTTGGTATTGAGTTGCCACCAGTGCCAGAAATGCCACCAATCCCAACAATTACACCACACGACGAACAATTGTATGAAACCATTAATAGCAGATATATCACGCTTGGTACTAATATTCAAAGTTATACAGCCGAGGCGCAACAACTTAGTGACGCTATTACGCGTAAAAAAAAATTGCTAATTTTAGCAACTAGAAAAAATTATCCTAAACCTACAGTAGATATCATTACATCACAACTAAAAGAACTTAAAGCGTCTAATGATACAAATAATGAAGAAATTATGCATAGTATAACTGAACTAGCAAAAGTCAATGCGGAGCGTGACATAATAGAAAAACGTAATAAAACTTATTTTGATAACTTAAGAAAACAAATTGCGCGAGCAAAAGCTGTTCGACAAGCAACCAGTGGACAAAGACAAGAGTTTCCACCAGATCAAGAGTTATCATTAGCAGATAAGACTGAGTTAAAAAATTTTATGGAAGAAATACACGGAGATGGTTTATCACCAGAAGATAATGAGTTATTACAACGTGAGTTATCTGAAATACATGGACAAGACTTAACACAAGAAGAGGAAGATTTATATAATAGTGAATTTGGAGAACCTAGCGTACCTAGCACATACATAGCACATAGACCACCTAGAGAACCTAGACCACCTAGAGTACCTAGACCACCTAGAGTACCTAGAGTACCTAGAGAACCTAAACCACCTAAACCGCCTAGACCAGATGATACCGCTCAAAATTTACGACAACATTTAGGAGGAACAAGAAAGCGACACAAACATAAGAAACACAAGAAAAAACATTAAACTTTTAAACATTAAATATTAAACATTAGTATTTAAAAATATATTTTCTTATCATAATAGATAAGAAAATATATTATGGCACTAGTTAAAGAATATTTAACTATTACTAAAAAGTATAAAGAGCTTTACGGCGAAAAAACATTAATTTTGATGCAAGTAGGCAGTTTTTATGAATGTTATGCTATTAAAAAAGCCAAGGATGTATATGAAGGAAGTAATATATTAGAATTTACTCAAATTAATGATATGATTATTGCTAATAAAAATACATATGTAGATAATAATGAAATTGTTATGGCTGGATTTTGCTTAGCACAAAAAGATAAATATGTTAAAAAAATGATTAATCATGGATATACTGTGATACTATATGACCAAGACAGTGATAATAAAAATACTACTCGTAGTTTAGACTGTATATATTCTCCCGGTACATTTTTTGATAATAATGATTGTTATAGTTTAAATAGTGACGGAAATAATGAAAATAATAATTTAAGCAATAATACAATATGTATATGGATTCATTATTCTAAATCTAGTAAATTAGTTAAAACAGAAAGTATTAGTATTGGGTTAAATATTATTAATATTTTTACGGGAAAAATAGTAAGTTATGAATATTGTCATCCATTTTTAAATACTCCAACAACATATGACCAATTAGAAAAATATATTTCAATATATAACCCTTCAGAAGCAATAATTATTACAAATATTACAAATAACATTTATAATAACAAAAATTGTGCAAAAAATAATGGTGAAACTAATAACATCAAAAATACATATATTGATGATGTTATTAGTTTTGCCAATATTCATGCGTATAAAATTTACAAAATTTATTTAACCGAAACACCAGAAATAAAAAATAATAATTTAGATAGTTTTGAGAGAATCGCCCTTAATTGTGAAAAGCAAATATATCAACAAGAATTAATTGATAAAATATATGGGCAAGGTTCGTATAGAGAGAAATCTGAGTTTCAAAATTACGCTATAACCAATCAAAGTTTATGTTTTTTAATTGATTTTATATATAAACATAATCCTTCATTAATTAAAAATATTAGTTATCCTTGTTTTGATAATGTTAATAGTAAATTAATATTGGCCAATCATTCTCTCAAACAATTAAATATGATTAGCGACCAAAGACATAACGGTAAATTGGGTTGCGTGGCCAATTTTTTGAATAATTGTATTACTAATTCTGGAAAACGAAAATTCCAATATGATTTATTACATCCGTTATGTGATATTGATGTTTTAAACACTTGCTATAATGTGACCGACCATTTAAAAAAAACAGAATTTTATAAAATTATTAAAGAATATTTAATAAATGTGAGAGATATTGAGAAGTTAGAACGCAAAGTTTTCCTGGGAAAAATAGACCCCAAGGATTTTGCAATATTATATAGCAATCTCTCAAACATTTCAAAATTATTTGAAATAATAATTAATACTAAAGAAAATAGCGAACTTGCCGACTATATAAATACGCACATTAATTGTAATATTTCTAATTTATGTAGCGTTATTAACACATATATTGAAAAAACTTTTGATTTAAATAAACTTGATGCTATTGTTATTGATAAATTGAATAGTTATAGCCTACATGAGTTAGTTTTTATTAATGAAAATTATAATGAGGAGCAAAATATGTTATTTAAAAATAATATTGATTCTAAGCAGCAATTAGAAGCAATTGTTAATTATTTTTCTAATTTATTGTGTGATTATGAGAGACCGAAAACTTCAAAAAATAAACTAAAACCTAATAAAAATAATAGTTGCGAAGAACATAATGAGGAATCCATTGATGAATTCGCAAATGAATGTGCTAATGAATCAAATAGAGCATCATATGTTAAAATTCACGAAACTTCAAAAAATGAAGCATCATTACTAATTACAAAGCGCAGAGCAGGTATTTTAAAAGAACTATTACAAAAAATTATAAAAAAATCCGGTGCCAAGTGCCAAATAAACTATGTTTCAAAATATAGTAAAACAAACGAAATTATTGAGTTAGATCTAGCAACTATTGAATTTAAAAATCATGGAACAAATAATTCCAATAATATTATTGACTCCTCATATATAGCAAACATAACACAAGCAATTCAAAATTCGAGAGAAGATTTAATAACAATAATACATAAAAATTATAAAAATATTGTTGCGGAGTTTAATGAATTAATAACAAACCACTTTTTAATTAATAATACAACTAATCCAATTGCCAACGAATCAAATTTATCGTTGCTAGGTAAAATCTCTCAATTTATTGCACAAATTGATGTATGTTATGCACGAACATATAATGCTGTTAAATATAATTATTGTAAGCCAATTATAAATAATGAATTATGTGAAAATAGTACTAAATCATATGTTAATTTTAAAAAAATTAGACATTGCTTAATAGAGCATTTAAATACAAGCGAATTATATGTAACAAATGATCTCTCTATTGGTTATAATAGTAATGGACTATTATTATATGGAACAAATGCCGTGGGTAAAACAAGTTTTATAAAATCGCTAGGTATTGCCATTATTATGGCACAAGCCGGAATGTATGTTCCGTGTGAAGAATTTACATATTATCCATATGAATATTTATTTACACGTATTTTGGGAAATGATAATATATTCAAAGGTCTCTCAACATTTGCCGTGGAAATGTCTGAATTGCGAACAATATTAAAAAATGCTACATCTAAAAGTATTATTTTAGGCGATGAATTGTGTAGTGGAACAGAAACTACATCGGCACTAAGTATTTTTGTGGCCAGTTTGGAGAGATTACATACATTAGAAAGCACGTTCTTATTTGCTACACATTTTCACGAAATATTAGATTATGAAGAAGTTAAAAATCTTAATAAAATGAAAATTTATCATATGAGTGTATTATATGATTATAAAGAAAATACATTAATTTATGATAGAAAATTGAGAGAAGGTTCAGGTGATTCTATGTATGGACTTGAAGTATGTAAATCTTTGGCGTTACCAGATGATTTTATTGAACGCGCCTATAGTATTCGAAATAAATATAACAAATCAAATATTAGTATATTAGAAGCAAAGAAAAGTCGGTACAATTCAAATAAATTACGCATACAATGTGAGTTATGTAATGTTTATGAAAGCACAGAAGTCCATCATTTACAATTTCAAAAAAATGCTAAAGATGGAATTATTAATGGAGAATTTAATAAAAATCATAAGGCCAACTTGCTAAATATATGTGAAACGTGCCATCAAAAAATTCATAGTTTAAATCAAGAATTTAGAATAACTAAGACAAGTAATGGTTATAAATTACTTCCATTGTAAATTATTATTATAATATTATTATACTAGTATAATAGTACTATAAAATGGAAAAATCTATGAAAAGTTCTAAAACCGAAAAGAAAGAATACAATTATATTATTCATTCACATGGAGCTATTTTTACAAGCCATCAAGGCGATGCTAAAAAATATATGGCTATTAATATACCAGAAAATGTAGAAATATTTACATATACAACATTTGGAAAAGTAGTAGTCACTACTTGTTATAAAAATTATTTTATATGTGATAATCTTGAGAAAGTTGAAGCTAAATATAAAAATGCATTATTTAAGATAGAAAAGCCTACTCATAAATATAAATATAAAGAAGGCACACAAAATATATTTCCTGAGGCGATGTTAATACCCGATACAGGACCCATACTTAAATTTTATAGTGGTATAGTACATTGTATTCCGCACGCTAATAGAACCAGTACTATTAAAGGAATGGAGATTATTCACAATATGGATGCTAATAATGCAAAAGATTGTGCAGATGACTCAATAAGAAAATATTATAAATATACAGAC